GATATAACCGACATTTTAAGTGGTTAAAGGAAATATCAATCGAATATCCTGATTGTGGTAAGCAGCAAGATATCGTTAATGTGTTGGACAAGATTTCTTTGATAATAAAAAAAAGAAACCTTGAATTAGAATTGTTGGATGAGCTTATCAAAGCCCGATTTGTCGAGCTCTTTGGTGATCCTATTTGTAATAGCAGAGGATTACCTTTAACAAAAGGTGATTCATTCTTTAAGCTTTCAAATGGTAAGTTTGTTCCGGAAGCCAAACGATTTGAAGAGGGTATACCCGTTTATGGAGGTAATGGAATTTCATGGTATACAGATGAAGCCTTACTTCAAGAGGATACAATTGTTGTGGGAAGAGTTGGATTCCAAAGTGGTAATGTTCATTATGCAGAGGGACCGCTTATGATAAGTGATAATGCTATGTATATTAGTTGGTACGATAGTGAAAAATATGATTTGTTGTTTCTTTGTCATCTGATGGAACATATAGATTTTAAAAGACTTCAGGATGCAGGAGATTTGAAAAAGATAACTCAAAAGCCTTTTATGTCTATGGAGTATATTCAACCGTCACTTGAACAACAATATATATATAAATCATTTGTCAAACAAGTCGACAAATCAAAAGTTGTTGTTCAGAAATCATTGGAAAAAGTACAAGTCTTGTTCGATAGCTTGATGCAAAATTATTTTGGGTAGGTAGATGTTGATATGGATATATCACCTAGAGATATACACGTAATTGATGGTTTGATTAATACGAGATTGTCAGGAGTATCTGAAGAATTATTTGAATTTGATAACAATACATTAGTTTACTTGGAACAATTGATTAAAGAATATGACAAGCCTTGGGATGGAGCAAAAATCGAAAAATATAAGAGAATGTTGGAGTTGTTCCATGATCTTGAAGGCACAAAAATTTATAGGGATATAAAGCAGTGTGTACATAATTTAGAAATGAAAAATTATAAAAAAGAATTAGATTCTTCTGAAGAAATTCTCGAAAAGGATATGATGTATATCCAAATGCTTACGGCTCATAATGGGCAATGATTAATTGAGATTTGTAGGGATGATAAATGGCAAAATATAAGTTAAATGATATCGCGCCGATACAGCAAGGAGATGTTCCTAAAGCTAATAAATATTGGTTGCTAAATCTTGATATGGTAGAGAGTAATACCGGCAAGGTTATAGATTATGTATACTGTGATGAATCTGAAATAGGTAATTCTACGGTAAGGTTTGATACAAGAAATGTTTTATATTCCAAGTTGAGACCATATTTGAACAAAGTAGTTATTCCTGAAAAGGCAGGGTATGCAACATCAGAAATGCTACCAATGAGACCAAATCCAGAGATTGTTACTCGAGAGTACTTAACATACTATTTGAGATCCCCTAGCTTTGTTTCATATATTAATGAAAAGACGAGTGGGGCAAAAATGCCAAGGGCGAATAGCTCAGATTTAAAAGAGTATTTGATTGACTGCCCAGAGATTCCTGTTCAGGAAAGAATAACCACTCAGTTTGACAAACTGGTTTCTATTATAGATGCACGTAAGAAGGAATTAGACAAACTTGATGAGTTAATCAAAGCCCGATTTGTCGAGATGTTTGATGGCATATATCAAGAGGATACATTACTTAATCTTTGCAATATTATTGATTACCGTGGAAAAACGCCAGAAAAGGTTGAAAGCGGTTTACCTTTTATAACAGCCAAGAACATAAAGATGCATCATATGACCTTGGAACCGCAAGAATATATCTCAAAGGAAACATATGACAAAGTTATGGTTAGAGGATTTCCTAAAGAAGGCGATGTTGTGTTTACGACAGAAGCTCCATTAGGAAATGTATGTAGAATACCTCATTTTGATACAGAATTTTACATTGGACAGAGAATTGTCACAATGCAAACGGACAGTTTAAATCCTACGTATTTAGAATATGCTCTGTCTGATGATGAATTTGTAAGAAAATATATTAGCAAATCATCGGGAAGTACAGTGACTGGAATAAGAGTTAGATTATTGGAACAGCTGACTATTCCTGTGCCACCAAGAAAGCTTCAAGATGAGTTTGCGGTATTCGTAGAACAAGTCGACAAATCAAAATTTGTCGTTCAGAAGTCCTTGGATGAGAGTCAGCTTTTGTTTGACAGCTTAATGCAAGAATACTTCAGTTGATCAAGGGAGTTGAGTATGAGAAGAACACATTATTTTTCACTTATGATCGCAACAGCATATTTAGCTCTTGCAGTCCTTTCTTTATTTATGGAATTGCCGAACCGGCTAGTGAATAATGTTTCACTAGGAGCTCTCTTGTTTTCAATTTCTGAGTTGTTGGAAGTGTGGAATAATCGAAAGATTAAGCGGCGTTCTGTGATAGATATCATAAAAGATGAGAACTGTAAAGATAAATATAGTGTTGCATTATGCTATATCCAGGAAATATTAAAGGAAAAAAACAGTTATTTAAACAATATGAATTCAAAAGTGAAGATTGTTAGTTTTTTCTTTAAATCTCTTGCTTTTATGTGCTTGATAGTGTATCCGCACGTTTCTTTGCTTGATGCTGTTGATTCTACAAATCATTTCGGCGTGTTGTGTACAATTCTATCCCTGACAATAGTGTTTTTTTCTTTTCACTTTGAGGACATGGATAATTATAATCGTGAATTAGTTGATGTCCAGGAATTATTAGATTGCTATACTTATATTATTGATGAGACAAACGAGATAAATGACCGATTACTTAAACAAAACGAAGATATAATAAAACAAAGCAAACAGCTTGTCGGGATTAAACAACCCCCCGACAAACAAAGCAAACGCAAGAATGCAAAAAGATAATTATTCTTAATTGTGTTTGACGGAGGATCCGTTTTATGACGATTGAAGAATTAAAGGCCAAACAAAATGAAATAAATGTTGAGACCGATTATGTGGAACAGGCTAAGCAGTGTAGAATTTTGCTTGATTATGCCGTCACATATTTGTTTGAGAGCCTTAAAGCTAAAAAGCCTAAGAAGGCCACACTTCTTGAGCTTATAGATAACCGTGTCATTGTTGATTATGTAAATGACGCTGAAGTTATCGATGGCCTTCACTTCGTCAGAAAACTGGGTATGAATGCGCAGCATGATGTTAAAGTGCGCAAAAAGGATGTAAAGCTTGCTGTAGATAATATGGCAGGCTTTATTGGCTTTATTACAGAAAAAGAGAAAAACCAGGAAGCTACATATCATAAGATGCCTTATATGAGTGAGGCGGCTACTCGCCGTATTTATATTGATATGTATCTTCGTGAAGCTGGATGGGAGATTCTTGAAACTAAGGATGTGATGCAACCGGCTAAGGCTGGAATTGAGATCCGTGTTGAAGGAATGCCCAATAATTCTGAAGAGGGCTTCTGTGATTATGTTTTGTACGGAAGAGATGGTAGGCCTCTTGCAATAGTTGAAGCAAAGAAAACATCCGTTGACGCTGCAAAGGGTAGACACCAGGTTGATCTTTACGGCGAATGCATGAAGGCTATTTATGGTTATAAGCCGATTCTTTATTATACAAATGGATATGTTACTCGAATTATTGATGGAATATACCCGGATCGTCAGGTTTTTGCTTTCCATACGATTGAGGAACTGGAACTTATGCTTCAAAAACGTAATCGTGGTAGCATTACAGATTTTGAGGTTAAAGAAAATATAACAGATAGACCTTATCAGAAGATGGCTATTACCGCTATTTGTGAGCGCCTTAATAGTAATAAGCGCAGAGGCCTTTTGGTCATGGCAACAGGAACCGGAAAGACCAGGGTAGCCATTTCTCTTGTTGAGCTCCTTAGTAGGAATAACTGGATTAAAAATGTATTGTTCTTGGCAGATCGTACTTCATTAGTTCATCAGGCAAAGAATAACTTTGAGAAATATCTGAATCAACCCATATGTGAATTATCCGGTGATGCAGAAAAAGATTTGAATGCAAGACTTATGTTCAGCACTTATCAAACGATGATTAATTACATCGATGCTGAAGATAAAAGATTCAGTACTGGACGTTTTGATCTGATCATCATTGATGAGGCTCATAGATCAGTCTTTAATCGTTATGGTTCTATCTTTAAATATTTTGACAGTTTTCTTATTGGATTAACAGCTACTCCTAAGGGGGAAGTTGGTAAGAGCACATATGAGTTGCTTGATTGTGAGCAAGGAGAACCATGCTACGATTATTCCATTGAAGAAGGAATAAAGGATAGGTATCTTGTCGGCTATGATACAAAGATTATTGAGTCAAAATTCTTGAGAGAAGGCCTTAAATACGGTGATCTGTCAGATGAAGAAAAAGAGCAGCTCGATGATTACTTTGGCGGTGAGGAACCAGATGAAGATTACGTAATCAAGAATTCAGAGTTTTTCAATAAATTATTTAATGAAGATACATGCGGCAAAGTTCTTGAAGATTTGATGACCAATGGCCTGCGTGTGAATGCCGGAGAGACTCTTGGTAAGACCATCATCTTTGCATATAACCATAAGCATGCTCAGATGATCGTGGATACATTTTATAAGTTATATCCTCAATATTCTCCTAATACCTGCCAGCTTGTGGATTATTCTGTTAAATATGCAGACAACTTGGTCATTAAGTTCGGAGAAGATGACGAGTTCAGAATAGCTGTATCTGTTGATATGCTTGATACAGGAATAGACGTCGAGCCTATTCTTAATCTTGTTTTCTTTAAGCCGGTCTTCTCTAAGATCAAGTTCATACAGATGATCGGGCGAGGAACACGTCTTTGCAAGGATATTTATGGACCAGGAAAGAATAAGTATGGTTTCCGCATTTTCGATTATTGTGGAAATTTTGAGTTCTTTGGTGAGAATCCGGATGGAAGAATAAATGAAAAGCCTGTAATTCCGATCTCTCAAAGGCTGTTTGAAGTGCGTACAGAAATACTTCATGAGTTACAGCGTATCGAATATCAGGAAGATGAAGAGAGCTTCGAGTATTATAAGCGGTTGAGAGAACAGCTTCATCATGAGGTTGTTGTTATCAAGAGCCACAGCAGCCGTATTGCAGTAAGAGAGAAAATGCAATACGTCGATGAGTTCTATGATGAGAATTCTTGGATATGCCTTTCTGCTGTAGATGTGAAGAAGCTTAAAACACATATTGCACCACTGATTGATGGCGGCCTGCAGGGAGATGCTCTCACTCTTTCATATGATATCCGTATGCTTAGAATTGAACTTTCAATTCTGCTCCTTGGCAATATTGCTAAGGCAACAAAGGAAGTGAAAGCTGTAAGACTGATGGCTCAGAGGCTTTTGCGCGAGAAGGCTTCTATTGATCGTGTCCGTGAAAAATCAGAGGAACTTAAGACACTTGCTGGTGATCAGTTCTGGGGTGAGCCTTCTCTGATGACTATTGAAACAAAGAGAGAAGAGTTGCGAGATATTATGAAGTATCTTGCTGATGAGGGATCTGAAACCTACGACATCGATATTGAGGATGAATTCACTACTTCAGAATACGATCCGGGAAGTACGATGGTTGATATCCGTACATACAGAGAGAAGGTGATCGATTATCTCTTTGAGCACAGTGATAATGAGGTTATTAAGAAGATTCATAATCTTGAGCCTATTAATGCTAAGGATTTAAAAGAACTCGAAAAGGTTCTCTGGAATGAACTCGGTACCCAGGAAGAGTACGAGCAGACAACAGATATTCCTAATCTGGCTGCATTTGTAAGAAGCCTCATAGGCCTGAGCCAGGAGGTTATAAATCGAAAGTTCGGGGAATACTTATCCGGAAATACTTTTAATCTTCAGCAGCAGGAATTTATTAAGATGATCATCAATTATGTTCAGGAAAACGGTGACATAAAGAAGTGGGATCTTGTTAATTCTGAGCCATTTAATGAACTGAATTTCAACGGTATATTCGGGGAGTATACGCCAAAGGTTTTGGATATAGTTGAGCTTCTGCATAGCAGCATAGAGGTAGCATAAATTCTTGAGGAATTGAGCCGACACCTATCTGGGTGTCGGCCTTTTTGTTGTTCCAATGTTGTTCCAAAAATGTGTTGACAAGGTTTTGGACTTGGGTATATACTTCACTCATGGAACATCATTGGAACACCCTAATAGGAGGTAAAGAAATGGCTGATAACAAGGTTACATATAGAATACCGGCTGGTAAGAACAGCTACGTTGTAAGTTTTAGACATCCAGTTGTAAAAGATGCAAACGGTAATGGAAAAAAGATACAAAGAGGCGCCGGAACCTCTAATGAAAAAGAGGCTTCAAGAATTGCTGATGATCTTCAGGAAATGATCAGCGACGAGAGGTGGCATGTTGCTTCAAAAAAGGCAGAAGCTATGGAGCAGTTTGATAGGATAGCTGTTGAGGCATTTTTTGATTATATGCCAAATGTGATTGCAGACAATTCTGTTCTGGATGTTATTCCTATGAATACACTCAATGATGGTTATATAAAGACTGTATTGATGGGAATGAGCGGAGTCGGAAAAAGCTCTCTTTTACGCTGGCTTCTTGGAACTGTCGATGATGCCTTCCCTGCAACATCTACTAATAGAACCACCACTAGCGACTTAGAAGTGATTAAAGCAAATCAAAATGAGTATGAACTGGCTGTTCAGTTTATGTCCCGTAATGAACTTGAATCAGATCTTGTAGACAATATCCTGGATTCCATCGAATATATAATGACAGAAGCTCGAGTGGATGGATTCATAGATGATGTTCAGCTTCAGCTAATGATTTTTAATCATGAGGAGATGGCAACGAGATTACTTTATACATTCGGTATGCCTGAGTTTTCTGAAGATAATGATGAAGAGGATGACGAAGAAGAGGAGAATGATTCTATCGAGGATCAGGATGATACTTTTGCTCTACCTGAGTACAAGTTTGATGAAAAGAAGCGTGATCGATTTATCTTTGACATTGCTGATAGGGTAAAGAAGGTTGCTCAGGAATACATAGATGCTGGAAACGATTTTTCTCAAATTGAAGGTGACCTTTTTAATAATGATGAAGTCCTGTCAATTGTTGATGATATTATCAGCGCCGTTATAGAAAAGTTTGATTTACTGAAGGACGGTAAGCGCACTAATCCAAAAGCTACTTGGCCCGAGGGCTGGTATTACAAAACCGAGAATCGCGAGGAGTTCATTAAGACAGTTAAGATCTTTGTGAGTGTTAGCTCTAAGGCGTGGGGAAAGCTCTTGACTCCTATTGTTAAAGCACTTCGCGTTAAAGGCCCGTTTAAGGAAGAGGGAGCATCTAAGGTTACTCCCGGAATCATAATTGATGGGATGGGATTTGGACATAGCACAGACTATACTTCGATTCCTTCTAAGTCCATTGAGCGTTGTGAAGCTGCAGATGTTATCTTGTTCCTGGATAGCGCTGCATCACCGATGATGGCTAATGCAAAAGATGCCTTAAAGTCTCTTATTGAATATGGATTTGCGGATAAAATAATTGTTGGATTTACAAAAATGGACCTTGTTAAAGGCTCAAATTACCGAGGGTTAGCAGATAAAAAGGCACAGGCAATGACACCTCTTGTTAATTATCTGCGGTATCTTCGCAAACAGGAGAACACTATTCTTTCAGAAACAGAGGCGCGATCAATTAGTGAAAGCTGCATCTTCTTCTCTAAGCTTAAGGATAAAAACATAAGTAAGATAACTGCTAAGGGGCTTCAAGAATTAGGAGAGAAGACTAATGCTGTTGTTTCGAAGCATATTACAACCGATGACATCTCTCTTACCTACGAGGCACTAAAGCTGTACTACTATCTGAAAGAAGCAACACAGAGCTTCCGAACTGAATGGGGAGAGCGAACTGGCTATTCAGCTAATACCTCTAAAACAGAGCATTGGTCGAGAATCAAAGCACTTTCTCGTCGCCTTGGATTGATCGGTGAGGAAAGATATCGTGAATTGCAGCCGTTGGCTGATTTCGCGTCAATTGTTCAGGCGAATGTCAATATTTTTATTAATCAACCTGAGGCTGTTACTCCTGAACAGACGCCCGAGGAAAGATCCGATGAACTGAAACGAATTATTAAACGGGAAATTGGTAATGCTTTCAGAGAGCTGAACCGTAAAAGGATGTGGACAGGGGATCGCCCTCATTCAGAATGGGAGAGAGCGTATAACGAAAAAGGATATGGCTCAACCGGAAGACGCGCTCGTATTATTGAGAATATCTTTGATGAAGCTGCACCGAATCTGGCGGATATACCAAATCTGACAGAAGAGCAGCAGGCGTACCTGAGTGAAGTTATAGGAATGGTCGAAAACATTCTTGAAGCGCATAATTGTAAGCTTCTAAGGTTTACAATGAAAGAAAGATGAGATTGAACACTAAACTAATTGACAGTTCAATTAAAACGATATCATTTGACGTGTTGACAATTCTACACGTCAAATGATATTATATCGGCATAGGAGGATAGAAATATGTCTGCTTTTGATGATGCTTTTGAAGGAGCATTTGAATATAAGGGCGAAACTCATATGCTGGTTGCTCCCTCCAATGTTTCAGAACTGGTGGCTGCTCTTCGAACCTTAGATATGATAGATGATGCAATGAATGAGCTGCTGAGTGATGACGATTCGTCAAACCTTGAATACTCAAAGGAAATGCAGGAGCAATACATCCAAGAATACATGGAAGAGCTCGGCAGTTATGACAATACTTGCTTTAAGGAGAATCTGGACTACCTGTTAAACAAGTACAACATGTGTATGGGGGAGTTGGAGTATGTACTCGATGTAAGCGCAGGATATATTTCCCGTACCACAGGCGAAGACGCCAAGAGACGAATGAGTATAGATGTGCTTTGGAAGATCGCTAAGGTTTTTCACGTTGACATAGAAGATCTTATAGAAGGCAGTCTTGAAGCGCCTGAGGGCATATCCGAATCTGAGCAGCTGGTTATCGACTTTTCAAATACCCTTGCTAAGAAAACTCGTGATGGCGAGATGGAATGGATCAGCGAAGGCAAGAACATGTTTGAGTATATGAGCACGCAGAAGCCTGATAACCCAATATTTCCGGAAATCGCTTACTATGATGATGATGAGAACCGGTGGATGAAGATCTATAAATATCAGTCCCGTTTTTACAGTGATGAAGAAACCGAGGTTTCCGGGAATTGCTATCATGCAAAATACAATGGGAAGCGCATCTATCTGAATTACGTACATTACAGGATGACTGAACCTGAGATCGCTGAAAGAGAAAAGAAAACACCTCGATATCGTCAGATATATCATGAAGGTATTATTGAGATGTATCTTACTGATAAATCAAACACCGATCCTATTTGCAGCACACATTTCGTCCGTGACGAGATAAAGAAAGCGGTAAAGAATCTATACGAGACCATAGAGTCATCACACTCTCGTATAGGATTAACCGATAACGCTAAATCATTTATGAAACAGTTAATCTAAGGAGGAAACAATGAGAAAGGATGATGCATATGGTTAGGAAGGAACTGAAGAACGAGGATCGGCTTTATACAAAGCATGGTACCAAGTACGCTCAAGGAGCTCTGGTATTAATAAACGGTGAGAGGGCGCTGGCAAATTTCAAAGGCAATATTGTTGTAGGGTATACAACTCTTACAGAACTGCAGCAGGAGTTTTTTACCAGAGACTTACCAGAGATTAGTGCTCAGGAAATACAATAACATACTGAATAAGGGCTTGTGATTGTCGAAGGTGTACAATCCGCCTATGAAAACTTAATAAGGATAATACTCGAATGTGCAGATCATATTTAGTATCGAGGCCGGAGTAGATATCAAGGATTAACCGAATGGTTATGAATTGATTCTACCCCGGCTTTTTTGTTTGTCTGAAAAGTTGAAGTCGTACGACTTTAAATTTCTGCTTATCAGCATCTTTTTTTATCTATCGTTTTACATGCGTCAGATTGGATTATTACACAAATTTTTATCCCATGAAATGTGCAAAACATATACACACCACTATTCATGCAGGCTTTAAGAAATGAGATGGAAAATACATCTCGTCAAGAAAATCGTTATGTATGCATAAGCATTGTATTAGCTACAGGAGGTTGAGATGAAAGGGACATAGATAAATTTAACTGACAACTAATAATTTGAATTCGGCCTAGATATCGAGAACGCGTTAACGGCAGGGTACAAATTCCATATTGCTTTGACTGATGCAGCAATGTATCGGCAGGCAATTGAGAATTCGTAGCCTTGTTTCTGACGCGCTTTTATGTCTGGGGCAACTGCTTCTTCACAGGGATTTGTACTCTGCACCTTTTCCGAGGCCGGGAAAGAAGAGGACAATTATGTTAAAGATAGCCAATCCTAGTGGTGAAGCAACTGTTGTAGTTAAGATCGAAACCAGCAAGGACGGAAACCTTGTTGCGGGTCTCGAGAGCAAGGACATCAAGTCTTACCGAGACAATGAAGGTGTGGTTCATTATTACTTTGAGGCTCTTGTGCCCAAGTCGCTGAAGGCAATGTATGAGAGTGAAGATAACACTCAGATCAAGCGCGATGCACGTATGAACCGCTGTCTTATACCGGGCAAGCAGAAGGCATGGATCCGCTGCCCTGAATGTAATAAGTGCAGTGAGTGCCCCAGATATGCTGACAAGAAGGCTGGTATCATTTCACTTGATCAGTATACCGCTGATGGGTGCCCTGAAATCCCTGCAAAGGATAACGTCGAAGAGACAGTCATTTATATGCACGTTATCGAAAATCTCGTACAAATTGCCAAGGAAAAGCGTGAACGTCTTGTACAAGAGCTTAAGCTTCTTGGTGAAGGTTATGAGAAGTCTGAGCTTCCTGAGATGCTCGGAATCTCTGAGTCCACCATGTATGATGATATTAAGGTTCTCAAAGACCTTGCAGAAGATCTGATGGATCTTTAAATGAAAACCGCCGGGGATCATCTCCTCGGCGGTCTTTTTTAATCCTTCTTGTAAAACTGCGTCTCGTATCCGTCAGCTCTGAGCTTTATATCTGGCAACCACGATGGAGATCGCCCCATCTGCTCACATACGGCTTTAAGGGATACATCTTTACTTGCTTCAATAATAAGCTCATCGTGAACGTGTCCTACGATAAAGCAATGAGATAAGGTCTTCATTGCATTACACAGAATATCGCGGCTTACGGCCTGAACGATATTCTCAACGAATTTCGGGCCGTAGGATTCGATTCGTTCCCATTTCTTATCACCACCGACGCCTTCATAGGTAGGTGATTCATTGCCAAAACTGTTCTCACCCATTCTGGGTTTAACATATGAAAGCTTACGGCCGGAGGGAAGAGTGATGAAGAGCATAGCACTTCTGTACTCGAACACTATACCGTGAGTCTTGGTCTTAGTTCTCTGTTTGATCGCAGTCTTTACAGCGTCATCAACATCCCACCAGAACTGAACGATATTAGGATTAGCTTGCCTCCAGGCATCGACAAGGGGCTTAAGCTCATCTTCTGTAAGTCCCATATCAAGTGCTCCCATACTGATGAGGGCACCAGTGGATCCACCATAGCCTAAGGCAAGCTCTGCGATTTTACCTTTCTGTCTGAGGTGAGCATTTACGCCGTGCTTTTCAACAGGAACATGAAACATAGCTGATGCAGATGCACAGTAGATATCTTCACCTCTTTCGAATACGGTGGTTCTCCATTTTTCTCCGGCAAGGTGAGCAAGGACTCTGGCTTCGATAGCAGAGTAATCACTTACGATAAACTTATATCCGGGACGTGCAATAAAGGCTGTACGAATAAGCTGCGAAAGCACGTCAGGGATATTGTCATATAACATGTTCATAAGATCATAGTCGCCGCTTTTAAGAGTATCCCTGGCTTCGGTAAGGTCGCTTAGATGGTTCTGCGGAAGGTTCTGCAACTGTATGATGCGGCCAGCCCAGCGACCGGTTCTGTTTGCTCCGTAGAACTGGAACATGCCCCTGGCTCGTCCGTCCTGACATACCGCAGTCTGCATGGCTTGATACTTTTTAACCGAGCTTTTTGCAAGCTGCTGACGAAGAGTGAGCACATCAGCGACATCAGACGGTACAGTCTTTAAAAGATCAACTATCGCTTTCTTATCCAAGGACTCAGTGTGTATTCCCTTTGAGGCTAACCAGTCCTTCATCTGTTGTACAGAGTTCGGATTCTCGAGTTCTGTCTTATCCTTCATGGTTGCGATAAGAGCAGCCTTGCTGAAGGTGTCAAACTTGATTGCATTTTCTACGACGCTCATATCAAGCATGATGCCACGATCGTTTATTTCCTGATCGCGGTGGTATTCATCCCATACAGAGTCAGGGACGGGAAAGCCTGAGAGCTTTTTCTGTATGGCCTGCTCAACCTCAACGTCTCTGATGTTGTATTGTTTGAACGTTGACCACTTCTCGGGATCATGTTCGGGAAGGTTCCTGGTTCTGCCTCCATTTGTTTTGGTAGGAGCACAGGGACAGCAGAAGTATTTGATGAGGGCTTTGCCTTCTTTCATTTTCTGCTCCTCAAGCCCGAGCACAGCACCTACACCTTCAAGTGAAAGAGGAAGTCCAAGGTATGCAGACCATATCATACTGCAGCGCCAAGAAGATGGGTCGAGGAAAGCTGTCGTGGTATCTTCCGGTATGCCATAGCCTTTAAACTTCTCAGGATAATGTATGCGGATGTAATTGCTTAAACAAATCCTTTCGAACGTTGCGTTGAACGCCCACTTTGTAACGGTATCCAACACTATTGCATCAATAACCCACTCAGGGATCGTTTCACCTGATGCAAGATCAATAACCTCAACATCTGAACCATCAACCGAATATCCGAAAAGTAGGATCTTGAAATTAGGGGACTCTGCGTACTTGTATACGCCTGACTTTTTAATATCGACATCTGAGAATGTCTCAAGGTCGATGGAGATCATATTGATAAAATCTGATTTTTTCATATTCTTTACCTCATATAAAAAGTGGGTGGCCAGGAAATCCTGACCACCCGGTGTAAGAAAGGAGATACGTCAAGTTGACAGGAACTCGTCGTCATCTTCGGTATCGAAGTCACTCTCTGCAGAGGACTTACCTCCAAGAGGTTCACCGTCGCGGATCTTCTGAAGGTTGTTCAGGCCGCACGCGATACCTTTATTACCGTTGGAGTTGAAAGCGTAGAAGTTGATCGAAGCTCTACCATACACTCCGCTGTAAACCTCGCTGCGATCGATGATGGGCTGTCTTGACGCGTCTACGATACCAGGAGCGGTTGCGGAGTTGGCATTGACGAAGTAGCTGTTTGCATATGCTGCATCGTCGGGGCGCTCCAGGTCTCCGTCCCTAAGAGGAATTTTGATCATTTTAAGGGGAGGAACTGTCTTTCCATTACCCTTAAGCTTTGACTCTCCCTCTTCGTAAGCGGCCATGATCGCTGCGTTAATCTTATCGATCGTCTCGGTGTCATCCTTAGGAATGATGAGGCTGACGCTATACTTAGGAGTTCCTCCGTTGATGGACTTAGGATCCCACACATTTGCATAGCTCCACCGAGTCCTAGGTCCGGTGATAACCTTAGTAGCAATAACAGGCTTTGACATGTTTTATCCTCCTTTAATTGTCATTGAAATCGTCAGTTGCCGTGTTCATCTCAGGACGCTTGTCAGCGTCGGGAACGAGAGTGGGTTTACCGGGAGGCTTGTAGATAAGACCTCCGAGCAGTTCTTCAAACTTCTTCTTACCCATAAGAGAAGTCATTGCTGTGATGCCGAGTAGCTTCTTTTCGTAGGGATCAAATCCGGCCTTGGTTACAGCGTCTGCAACAGCAGCTTCATCTGAAAACTTACGGACTGATTTGCCTTCTACTAATTTGAAGCCCTCGAACTTGATGCCGGACAGCGCTTGCTGTAAGGCATATTCCTTAACGTCGTTAGCCCAGGATACCAGTTCATCAATACGCGGTAAGATGTCCGCGATATCTGATGCATCAAGAGCGTTAGGCGATTGGAAGTCATATTTTGCGAGCTCAAGGTTATGCTCAGCTCTGGCTTTGCATGTTGCCTTTACTTTGCAAAACTGGCAGTGATCACCTGCTTTATACTCACCGCCGCCTTCCATAGCGAGCTTGGCGGTAGGAGCGAGTACCTCATCTGCCCATTTGAGTAGTTCCTCTTTTGAACAGACATAGGTGTTAATGTTGTCGCGCCTTGGCTGGAAGATGGTCATATGAACACTTTTGATGTCATAGATGCCATCGAAAAGCTCAAGGGCTCCGAGTGCATAAAGCATCATCTGAGGATTCTTAAAAGCGCTTACCTGAATGCCGGCTCCGTACTTGAGATCGATGATCTGAAGGATGTCGTCGGCAACGATGATGCAGTCACCGGTTCCAAACCCGTCAGGTACCCATCTTGAAAAGTCGAGCTTTTGCTCAAGCATGATCACAGGATCTGCACAGAGCTTTTTTGCTTCCTCGTACTGCTCCATAACGAAAGCAGCGTAGTCATCGGTATGGCATTCCATCTCAGGAGTCCAGTACTCGAAATCACCTCTGGGATCAGGAGATCCTCTTCCCAGTGCAAGGAGAGTTTTGCATTCTCCGAGCTTGTGTGCCTCTGCACCTTCTTTCGCATAGTCAGATGTTTGATCTGATACGCTCGCACACTCAAGTGCTGAGGGCGTACAGTTAAGCCACCTGTGAGCTGATGAGGCGGAAAGGAGTGCGTGGTCAGCCATTTCCGATCACCTCCGCTTCAGCGATAACTGCTGCATAGCTGCTTTCAGGAACACCTTTGAGGGTGCCGGTCTCAGAGTATTTAGCAACAAGTGCCTTTACTTCTGATTTGTACTTGCCGTCGTCAGCACAGGACTTTGCTGCAAGTATCTGCCTTACTTCCTCTAGTGTTATCTGGTTTTCAGGCTCGGGAGCCTGCTCCTTAGGTGTGCTCTCGGCGGGAGAGGAATAATACTCTTTAAGCTGCTCAGCAATGCCGATGAGTTTTTCTCCCGTCTCGATAAGCTCACCGAGTAGGACTGAAAGTTCATTCATTTTGCTCATAGCGGACCTCCTTAAAACGCAATGGGATCATCGTCGACTTCTTCCTCAAAATCAGGGAGAGAGTTCATGATCGCGTTAGCAATGTCCTTAAGGACGAACGCAAGAAGCGTCTTTAATGCAATCTTTGTACCTTCACTCATTTGTCTTTTCCTCCGTTTCTTTACTCTGATCTACAAGTTTCTTAGCCAGCTTTTTGGAAATAACGCTTATGGCAATAAGCACATCTGCTAATTCCTCATCAATGTTTGGAGTCCTGCTGGCGGTCTGGACCTCCGGATCTTTCAGCATCTTTACCGTCCTTTCCGAGTGGCTTTTGCCTCTCTATCTTCCCTGTACAAAACCGAGGTTTTTCTCCGGACATTTTGGAAAAAAATTTTGATGCCGTTGAAGTTGCTCGGTTCTTACATAACCCCTGTACAAAACGGGCTTAGTTTTCCGGAAAATAGAGAAAAAGTTTTTCTGTGCGCGTGCATATAAAAAGGAAGCGATTTAGTCGCTTCCAATTTTTTTTTTAAAAATTTTGAGAAATTTCCGGAGAAAATGACCGGTTTTGTACAGGGGGATTAGGAGCCTACCACGGCTTACTTTTTAACGAAAGGAGACAGGCCTATGGAGAATGACCTTTTAAACCAGGAAGGCTATCCCGATCCTACTCCGTATGAGGCGATGAAGAAGAAACCCAAGGGCATAAAGAACTATAAGCCACTTGTTTATATCTGTTCACCGTACTCATACGATCCACCTGGAAATATGGAGAAAGCCAGAAGGTATAGCAGGTTTGCTGTGGACCAGGGAGCCATACCGATAGCGCCTCATCTGCTTCTTCCCCAATACATGGATGAAGAGACGGAAAGAGAGCAGGCACTTCTTATGGATATGGTGATCCTGGACAGATGCAAGGAACTGTGGGTCTTTGGAAATTTCATATCGGCAGGAATGCAGGCTGAAATCCAGAGAGCCCGTAAGAAGAGGATGAAAATCCGAAAGTTTACAGAAGAGCTCAAGGAGGAAAGCTAAAATGAAGTTTCTTTTGTCTTTAGCTGACTGCACTGGGAATAAGGCAAATGTCTTATATCCGAACAGAGTAGAAATCAGCTCACTTGATGAAATGCTGGAAGCGGTAGGGAAAGATCATGTCTGTGGAACCTTCAAAGGAGATAAGAGAAGTAATGCAAACTTTATCGAATCTACAGTGATCGTTATGGACTGCGACAACGATCATTCAGAAGATCCTGCAGACTGGACCGATGCATCAAAGATCGAGGAGATGTTTCCTGATGTTGATTTCGTGATTGCCTACAGCAGACATCACATGATTGAAAAGGAAGGAAAGGCTGCAAGACCCCGCTTCCATATTTATTTCCCAATACCTACATGTACCAATGCCGACGAGTACGCATCGTACAAGGCAAAGATCAGTAAGCAGTTCACGTTCTTTGATGACAATGCCTTAGATGCAGCAAGATTCATCTTCGGATCTGATCAGAGCGAGGCTGTTTGGCACGAAGGTTGGTGCAGCATTTTGGATGTGCTCGATTACACAGAAGAAGTGCCGGAAGAGGACTTTGATTCTGATGCACCCATAACCGAGGGAAGCAGGAACAACACACTTTCCAGATATGCCGGAAGAGTGGTGACGAGGTTCGGAGCATCTGATAAAGCACATGAACTCTTTATGAAAAAGGCCGGTAAGTGTGATCCTCCTCTTTCTTATGAAGAGTTATCCACGATCTGGAACAGCGCATGCAAGTTTGCAAAAAAGGTGCAGTCCCAGGAAGGTTATACGCCTCCCGAGGAGTACGGCGATGACTTCGGTACAGAGCCTGGATCACTTAAACCTGATGATTACTCGGACATCGGACAGGCCAAAGCTCTTATAAGCCTTTATGGTGTAGAGCTGCTGTTCACGAATGCAACTGACTATTTGAGATACGACGGAAAGGTCTGGATCGAGAATAAGCAGCTGGCAGTAGGTGCGATGGAAGAGTTCTTGGACATACAGCTTCAGGATGCAATGGATTATTTGGAAGCAGCAAAGAAGGCTCTCATCAAGGCTGGAATTGATGAAGAGACTGTAGCTGATGGTGGTAAGGATCTGGAGAAAGCCATCTCAGATGAGAAGTCAAGGATCGCTTATCTTATGTACCTTGGTGCTCAGACATATCTCAAGTTCGTTCAGAAGCATCGTGACTACAAGTACATAACCTCAGCGTTGCAGACGGCAAAGCCAATGATCTGTGCTGATGTAACCGATCTCGACAAGAACGCGTACCTGCTCAACACACCTGAAGCAACGTATGACCTTGTAAAAGGAATGGCCGGTGCAAAGGAACACGATCCAAACGATCTCATCACAAAGATCACGACTGTGTCACCCGATAACATCGGCCAGGACATCTGGGAGGATGCACTGAACGTATTCTTCTGCGGCGACAAAGAGCTTATAGCTTATGTGCAGGCGATCGTTGGAATGGCTGCAGTCGGAAAGGTAAATGCCGAGCAGATGGTAATAGCCTACGGTGGCGGGGCAAACGGTAAGTCAACATTCTGGAACACGATCGCTCGCGTACTTGGTACTTATTCAGGAAAGCTCTCTGCTGAGGCGCTGACGCTCAATTGTAAGAGGAACGTAAAGCCCGAGATGGCAGAGCTTAAAGGAAAGCGCCTCATCATTGCCTCGGAGCTTGAAGAAGGCGTGAGCCTGAATACTGCAGTAGTAAAGCAGCTGTGTTCAACTGATCCCATCTATGCGGAGAAGAAGTACAAAGATCCGTTCAGCTTCGAACCTTCTCACCTGCTGGTGCTTTATACGAACCATCTGCCCAAGGTTAGCTCATCAAATGATGAGGGAATCTGGCGCCGTCTGATAGTGATCCCTTTCAAGGCTCACATCGTCGGAAGTTCTGATAAGAAGAACTACGCTGATTACCTTTATTACAATGCCGCCCCTGCAGTCCTTAGATGGATTATCGATGGAGCAAGGATTGCGATCCTTAAAGGCTTTAAGGTTGCGAAGCCTCAGTGCGTAGTCGACGCGGTTGATACGTACAGACAAATAAATGATTGGCTCGGAAGGTTCCTTGATGATTGTTGCGAAGTAGATCCTTCCTTTACTGAAAAGTCCGGAGAGCTGTATCAGCAGTACCGTGCATATTGCATCAATAATGGTGAACCTGCACGAAGCACGACAGATTTCTACAATTCGATGGACAAGGCTGGGTTCTCAAAACAGAAAACAAACAAAGGCAATTTGATTCACGGAGTAAAGCTCAAAGCCGGAAATGACTTTCTTGAGTAGGAACTCGGTGGAAGTCGTGGAGGTCAAAAGCAAAACTTTTGATCTTCACGATGAACTGAGTGAAGGTCGTGGAGGTCAAAAACAAAACTTTTCAGATTTGATAAAAGCTTAGTGGAATTCGTGGAAGTCAAAAACAAAACTTTTTCATTTTCTGAAACCCTTGATTTTACTACAAAGTGGAAGTCGTGGATGTCTTAGGTAAAAGTTCTCTATAGAGAGAAAAAAGACCTAAAAAACGCTATAAGGAAAGTTTTGCAGACGACCTCCTCGACCTCCACTTTCAATGATGGAGGTTCGGCATGCGAGAGCGTGACGTTGAAAGAAAACTTGTAGCGGCGGTTAAAGCCAGAGGTGGCATTTGCCCTAAGTGGGTGTCGCCAGGCTTTGATGGGGTTCCGGATCGCTTGGTCTTTTTGCCAGGGATGCATTTCGGAATGGTGGAGCTTAAGGCTCCCGGAGGAAAGCCCAGGCCACTTCAAGTCAGTAGACACAAATTGTTACTGCGATTAGGGTTCAAGGTTTATGTCCTCGATAACCCTGATGCGATTAAGGAGGTGCTGGATGAAATACAGTCCACATGATTATCAAAAATATGCGATCGACTTTATTATCAAGAATCCGATCGTTGCCTTACTTCTCGATATGGGACTTGGTAAGACCTCGATCACCTTGGATGCAATAGTCGAGCTGATCAAATCCGGTGAAGTAAAAAAGGTTTTGATCGTTGCTCCCTTAAGAGTAGCCAGAAATACTTGGAGCTCGGAAATCCTGAAATGGGATGATTTCAAACACCTTAAGTATTCGCTGGTGATAGGCTCTGCCAAGGAACGACTGAACGCACTGCAAACCCCTGCAGATATTTACATCATCAATAGGGAGAACCTGCAGTGGCTAGTTGAGAAGTCAGGAGTGCCTTTTGACTTTGATTGCTGTGTCCTTGATGAATTATCAAGCTTTAAAGCATGGAATTCCAAAAGGGTGCGTTCATTTATGATTGTGCGACCAAAGCTTAAAAGGGTTATCGGGTTAACTGGAACACCTGCAGGTAATGGCTTAATGGATCTTTTCAGTGAGATCAGATGCCTCGACATGGGAAAGCGTCTCGGAAGATTCATCACTCAGTTTCGCACAACGTATTTTAGACCCGGCTGGAGTAACGGCCAGATCGTTTATGACTGGATACCGCTTCCGGGAGCTGATGAAGCGATTTATAAGAAAATCTCTGACATCACCATATCCATGAAGGCAACTGATCATTTGAAGATGCCTGAGCTTATCTCTGTAAAGTATCCGGTCAAGATGACAGAGGATGAATGGGAAGTATACGACGAGTTCCAAAAGAACTATATCCTTCCTGGTTTGCCTGAGACGGGAGAGCTTACTGCAGCAAATGCAGCAGCTCTTTCAGGAAAGCTCTGTCAGATGGCAAATGGTGCTGTTTACACCGACGAGCAGAATGTTTACCACCTTCATGATGCAAAGCTCGATGCACTTGAAGATTTGATCGAAGCGGCAAATGGTAAGCCTGTACTTGTTGCTTATTGGTTCAAACATGACTATGCAAGGATCGATGAAAGACTGACAGCTATCGGAGTAAAACATCAGAAGCTTGATACTGATCAGAGTATTGCAGACTTTAATGCCGGTAAGGTTCCTGTTGCTTTAATACATCCAGCTTCCGCGGGACACGGACTCAACTTGCAGCAGGGCTCCAACACTCTTATCTGGTTTGGCCTTACCTGGTCTTTAGAGCTTTACCAGCAAACCATAGCGAGACTGTGGCGCCAAGGCCAAACGGAAAGAACCGTGGTGGTTCAGCACATTTGTACCGAAGGAACCATTGATGAGGATATCCTCGATGCTCTTGAGCATAAGGAGTCCGATCAGAACAAGCTTATTGCTGCCGTAAAGGCAAGGATAGGAGGTTCGAATGGATGAGAACTATGAGGCCCTTGCAAATGCGATAGTGGCTCTTGCTGCCAAGGATTATATGAAAGCACTTAAGGCTCTCAAGAAGAATCCTGAAAACAAATCAGCACTTGCTGAAAAGAACTCGATAGAAAAGTTTTTCAGGTCGGATCTGTATTCTCTTTATACGTCTCTTGATCCTGACTATCTTATTAACCGTCTGAAGGAGGAAGTAGGATGAATGCACGTGAATACCTTTCCCAGGCTTATCGTCTGGATCTTGAAATTAATAATAAGCTGGAGATCATGGATTCCATGCACAGCTTAGCAACTAAGGCTACTAACAGCTTTAGTATGGTTCCTCCTTCAGGAACCAGGAATGTTCATCGCCTCGAGGATACTCTTGCTAAGATCGTTGATATGGATAATGAGATCAACGATAAGATCGATAGGCTTGTCGACCTCAAGAAGGAGATCTTTGATGTGATCGGTGCTGTTGAGAATAGAGAGTACAGACTCCTTCTTGAGATGAGATACCTCAGGTTTAAGACATGGGAAGAGATAGCAGTCGAGCTTGGATACAACGTTCGTCATCTGTACCGCATTCATCGTGATGCACTCAGTCAGATTAATGTTCCTGAAACATGTCACTAAATGTCACTATGAATACATATGGAAAATGATATTATGATATCGTAGCGAAAAGTAAAAAGCGACAAGGCCTCGGAAAGATCTTTCCGGGGCTTTTGTTATGCAGAAAGGAGTTGAGATGCTTGCCGTACAAACCTGCTAAGCCGTGTGCGTGGCCAGGATGTAAAGAGCTGACGCATGAAAAGTATTGTGCACAGCATAAGAAAGATGATGCCAGAAGATACGAGAAGTATGACAGAGATCCTGCCGTACGCCGTAGATATGGCAGAGCCTGGAAAAGGATCCGGGACTCTTACGTAAAGACTCATCCATTTTGTGAAGAGTGTTTAAAGAAAGGTATCGCGGTGCCTGTTGACGAGGTTCACCACATTATTCCCTTGTCTGAAGGTGGAACTCATGAACGAAGTAATCTGCGGTCACTTTGTAAGAGCTGTCACTTAAAAGCTCATGGACAGCGTGGAGCTCTTGTCACAAGAGAGTACACGTATTGACGAGGCTTGGAAGCCACTCTCAGAGCCGGTGGGGGAATGTTAAATCTCTGGAAGCCGCATGGGAACTGAACGGCGCCTGGGGCTCGCGCGCACAAATCGGAATTCAAACGGGGTATTAACCCCCGGACGCAAATTTTGACTAAAACGAGGTGAAATAATGGCTAAGGACGGAACAGTTAGGGGCGGTGCACGCCCTGGCGCAGGCCGTAAACCTAAGCCACTTGCTGAAAAGATCAACGCCGGAAAATCAGCCAAGGTTATAGATCTTCCTGAGCCGGCATCTTTTGATGGAAACGATATGCCTCCTGTAAAGGAGTATCTGAAAAGAGAGCAGAAGGTCGGCGAGGGACTCCTTGCTCAGGAGATCTACGCAGAGACTTATGCCTGGCTAAAGGAAAGAGGATGTGAGAGACTTGTTAACTCACAGCTGATAGAGTCTTATGCCATGAGTGTTTCTCGTTGGATCCAGTGTGAGAATGCAATTTCAGAATATGGTTTCCTTGCAAAGCATCCAACAACTGGAGCAGCCTGCGCTTCACCGTATGTGGCTATGAGCCAGGCATACATGAAGCAGATCAACCAGGTATGGTATCAGATCTTCCAAGTGGTGAAAGAAAACTGCGCATCAGATTTCGAGGGATCACTCAACGATGATCTCATGGAAAAACTTCTAAGGAGCAGACAATGAAATCAAAACCTATGTACCGAATGCGGGTAGCTGATGAAGATGCAGCTGCCTTTTTTATTGGCGTAATGAAAGGCTACACAAAGTACCTTTCAAAACAAGAATTCAGCACCATGAAAGGTCAGGCTCTTGCAGGTGATGTAGAAGGAGCAAGACGGGGCCTTAACAGACTGCTGAGAAAGAAGGGTGTCCTTAAAGATGAAGAATGTATCTGACATGATGATGGTTCCAGTTTCGGACCTCATCCCTTATGTGAATAATGCAAGAACTCATTCGCCCGAACAGGTAATGAAGATCAGAAGCTCTCTCAGGGAGTTTGGATTTATTAACCCGGTCATCATTGATGCAGACAAAAATGTGATCGCCGGCCATGGAAGACTTATGGCAGCAAAAGAAGAAGGCATTACAGAGGTTCCCTGCGTCCTTGTTGACTATCTGACAGAAGCACAAAAGAAAGCATACATCTTGGCTGACAACAGACTTGCTATGGATGCAGGCTGGGACGAGGAGATGTTAAAGATCGAGATCGAAGCTTTACAGGCTGAAAGTTTTGATGTTAATCTCACCGGTTTTGATGCAAAAGAGATAGCCGATCTTTTTGCGGATGATAACAAGTCGGATGTAGAAGATGACGATTTTGATCTGAATGCTGCTCTTGAAAAAGCATCATTCGTTGAGCGTGGCGATGTTTGGCACGTCGGAAGACACACACTTATGTGCGGCGATGCTACATCTACAGAAGATGTAAATACACTGATGGGAGATAAGAAGGCAAACCTCATCGTGACGGACCCTCCTTACGGTGTGTCCTTTAAGAGCTCTGACGGTTTATCTATTCAGAACGATTCCATCAAGGGCGATGAGTTTTATCAGTTCCTTCTTGATGCCTTTAAGAACATGGCAGCACATCTTGAAAAAGGCGGAGCCGCTTATGTGTTCCACGCTGATACAGAAGGCCTCAATTTCAGGAAGGCTTTTATTGATGCAGGTTTTCATTTGGCCGGATGTTGCATCTGGGTAAAGAACTCGCTTGTTCTTGGAAGGAGCGATTATCAGTGGCAGCATGAGCCTGTGCTTTATGGCTTCCTCCAGAATGGAAAGCACCCTTGGTATTCTGACAGATCACAGACCACGATCTGGAACTTCAATAAGCCAAAGAGAAATAAGAACCATCCGACATCAAAGCCCCTGGATCTTCTTGGATATCCTATAGGTAATTCCAGCCAGGAGAACGGAATCGTCATCGATACATTTGGTGGATCTGGTTCAACCCTTATGGCCTGCGAGCAGACAAATCGTATCTGCTTCATGATGGAGCTTGATGAAAAGTATGCCTCCGTCATTTTGCGTAGATATGTAGAAGATACTGGTGATACTGAGAATGTGTACGTTGAGCGTGACGGTGAAAAGCTTATGTACACCGATCTTGTAAAGGAACTTGAAGTCTAACATACACAAAATCTGCCTCACATCTTTGGTACATATACAGCTCGAAAGTCGTTGATATATGTGCGGCTTAGAGCAAAGATGTGTACTACCAAAAGAAAGGAGGCTTTTATGAAAGCAAAATTTAATGTAAACAAAACTGAAAAGAAAGAGCTGATCGGGCTGATCAGCAAGAAGACTGGCTGCGAAGCAACTTATAACAAAGTGCCGCGTTGCAGCTACAACATTGGCGAGTACGAACTTGAAAGGGGCGACATTCTTGTAGGTCCTGATAACGAAGGACTTCTCAAGGCGATCAAGAAAGCAGGTTTTTCTTTCGAGGTACTTGAAGGTGTAACGCCTAAAAAGGAAAAGGCTAAACCGGAAGCACCTAAAGGGTTCCAAGCTGTTGAGATTTCCCTTCCCAGGAAGAACTTTGATGATGATGCTTTGGAAAACTTAAAGCGCCTCATTGAAGCGAAGGGTGAGCTCATCAAGCGGGCTTTTGAATGCGAGAGCACCGAGATCAAAATTGATAAGGATAAGATCACATTTCCTTGGTTTAAGGCCGGATCAAGTCTTGAAACGAAAGCCTTCACAGAGTTTGTTGCAGCACTCGGCGACATGGCAATAAAGCAGAAGAGTGTGTCGGTAAAGCCCAAGGAAATCGTAAACGAAAAATACGAGTTCAGATGTTTTCTTTTAAGACTTGGATTTATCGGAGCTGAGTACAAAGACACGAGGAAGGTCCTCCTGATGAACCTCTCCGGATCCGCAGCATTTAAGAGCGGCCAGAAAGGAGTAAGTGCATGAGAGTACCTACCAGAGAGATTGTTGAAAGAATAAGAGAGTCCTACCCGGTAGGTTGCCGGGTAGAGCTTACCCAGATGGATGATTTTCATGCTCCTCCAATAGGAACTAAGGGAACAGTTAAGGGCGTTGATGATCTTGGATCCATCATGGTGGACTGGGATAATGGCTCAGATTTGAGCGTTGTTTACGGCGAAGATTCTTGTAAAAAGATCAAGTAAATTACACAATTTCCTCCACATCACTTTGTTACATATATTTGCAAATATAACTGGATATATGTGCGGTTTAGAGTGATTAATATGTACAACGAAAGGGGCAAAAAGCCTGCAAACAAAGGAGGAAAACACCATGAAGAGACTTGAAACCTTAGAGCAGATGAGAGAATCCGGAGCAAAATACAAGGACACAAACATTAACCAGACATTCGGCCAGGCTTACTTTTCAGCTAGAGAGCACGAAAACGACCTGCTCGACTTCCACGAGGTCATCTGGGAGAACGACATCGACCAGATCTTAGCAAACCTTGATGAGTTCGAGATCACCGAGTTCACCATTTCAAGCACCTACTCAAGCCTGATCGAGACGATCGCAGAGTTCGACAAGAAAGGCTGGAAGGTTATTGGACTTACCGAGGTAAACGCACCCTTTACAGACTTCATGACCGGCGGACTTAAGAAGATTCCCGCCTTCAGAATGCAGAGAGCATGAGGAGGTGACGAAGATGACTTGGAATGAGAGAGACAAAATCCGCAACCGCATTCTTGAAAATGTTGCAGCATTTATGATCAGCCACGGTCAGATCATAAGCGACAATGAAAGAAGCAATCCTTACTGCTGCATCAGGATGATCGAGCTTACGTGGCGAGAAATAAAGTTCCTAATAACGAAGGTTGACGGCGAAACCTGCCTGATAGAGAAGCGGTAAAAAGTACAAATCCTCCCGCAAATAATTGTCACATTATTTGTCAGATATTCGTTGATATATATGTGCTTTAGAGTGATTAATATGTACAACGAAAGGGGCGAAAAGCCCGGAAACAAAAGGAGGAAACAAGATGAGAACTTACACAGCCAAGGAAATTAAGCGAGTAAAGAACAGCCTTGATGAAGCAAGGAAAGAAGGAAACGCAAAGAGAATCACATTTCTTGAAGCTACCTTAAGACTTTACACAAAAGCAAATAAGGAGGCAAAGAGATGAAAGAAACTAACAGACTTTGGCACGAAGGAACGATCGGAATTCCGATAAACAAGAAGGATACAAAGATCGCCCACTACTGGGTTAAGGCCTACGACGAGGGCAGCGTTTACGGAATTAACGAGGGCAAGATCAGCAAGCTTGAGATTAAGATCGACGGCAAGACGGTTGTAGCTTACGACCGCGGCTGGGAGATCGAGCCTGATGAGAACGACAAAGCAACGATGATCGCCTACAGCATTTGCCTGGACCAGTACAACTAAGGAAGCACCTAAGAGAAAGCGGCTGAACTTCAGCCTTTTTCTCGTGGGTGTTTCTTTTTATAGGAGACACATACATGGCCATAAGAAAATTGAAGAAGTATGTTCCTACCAGATTCATGGCTGAGGATTCACACTATGACAAGGAAAAAGCAGACTATGCAGTCAACTTTATTGAATGTCTTACACATACGAAGGGATCTTTTGCTGGACAGAAATTTGAACTAATCGACTGGCAAGAACAGATTCTTAGGGATCTGACAGGCGTAATTAAGCCTAATGGGTACCGTCAGTTTAATTACGCTTATATTGAAATTCCAAAGAAGCAAGGAAAATCAGAACTCGCAGCTGCAGTTGCATTATATCTGTGTTGTGCAGATGGAGAGCAAAGGGCCGAGATTTACGGAGCCGCCGCGGACCGTCAGCAGGCGGCCATAGTGTTTTCTGTAGCTGTAGATATGATTCGGATGTGCCCGGCACTTAGTAAAAGAGTAAAAATACTCGCTTCACAAAAAAGGATAGTTTACACACCTACAAATAGTTTTTATCAGGTGTTGTCCGCAGAAGCTTATTCGAAGCACGGTTTTAATGTTCATGGCGTTATATTTGATGAGCTTCATACCCAGCCTGATCGTAGGCTGTATGATGTCCTTTTGCGTGGTTCAGGAGATGCAAGAACACAGCCTTTATTTTTTCTGATAACCACTGCAGGATCAGATACAAACTCGATATGTTATGAAGTTCATCAAAAGGCGAAAGATATCCTTGAAGGCAGGAAACACGATCCTACTTTTTATCCAGTCATTTATGGAGCGGATCCTGACGATGACTGGACCGATCCTGAGGTTTGGAAAAAGGCAAATCCGAGTCTTGGGATAACCGTTGGAATAGATAAAGTTGAAGCAGCGTGCCAGTCTGCAAAGGAAAATCCCGCAGAGGAGAACTCATTCAGGCAGCTGAGACTTAATCAATGGGTTAAACAAACAACCAGGTGGATGCCAATGGATAAATGGGATCTTTGTAATGATCCTGTTGATCCGGAGGAACTTGAAGGCCGTATATGCTACGCGGGACTTGACCTTTCAAGCTCGATCGATATTACGGCCTTTGTGCTTTGCTTTCCACCACTTGATGAAGAAGATAAGTATAAGGTAATTCCATATTTCTGGGTGCCGGAAGATACTCTTGATTTGAGAGTGCGACGTGATCATGTCCCATATGATACTTGGAAGAAGACGGGGCATTTAATGACAACGGAAGGAAATGTAATTCATTACGACTTCATCGAGAAGTTCATAGAAGAACTTGGAACCAAATATAACATCAAGGAAATTGCCTATGATAGATGGGGAGCTGTGCAGCTCAGCCAGGATCTTGAGGGCATGGGATTTAATGTGGTTCCTTTTGGCCAGGGTTTTGCTTCAATGTCTCCGCCGACAAAAGAGCTAATGAAACTTGTTCTTGAAGGAAAGATTGCTCATGGCGGACATCCGGTTCTTCGCTGGAATATGGATAACATATACATAAGACAAGATCCAGCCGGAAATATAAAAATGGATAAGGCTAAAAGTACAGAACGTATTGATGGTGCTGTTGCAATGGTTATGGCACTTGATAGGGCAATAAGATGCGGTAATGATTCCTCAGAGTCAGTTTATGACGAACGAGGGATCATTTCGTTTTAATGGAGGGTTTTATGAAAATATCTGAAATTTTCAGATTCGGTCAGGCAAGGGATAAGCCTAAGGATACAGTCGGAGGCAGCGTCCCTTTTTTGTTTGGCAGAACTACATCGGGGAAAGTGGTAAATGAGCGTACTGCCCTTACCACCACAGCAGTTTATGCGTGCGTTCGTATTTTGTCCGAGGCGATAGCGAGCCTCCCGCTGCATGTTTATTCCTACAAGGAAGGCGGCGGCAAGAACTTAGAATACGACCACCCGCTGTATCACCTTTTGCATGATCAGCCAAATGAAGAGATGACGAGCTTTATCTTCAGGGAAGTTCTTATGAGCCACATCCTCATTTACGGCAACGCCTATGCGCAGATCGTAAGGGACGGTAACGGTAAAGTCTTAGGCCTTTATCCACTCTTGCCAGATTGCATGGATATTGAACGAGGTGAGGACGGGAAGCTTTACTACATCTATACAAAGCAAAGCGATGAGAACCCGAACATGAAAGAGAGCGGCCAGTTCATCCTTAAGTATGAGGATGTGCTGCACATACCCGGGTTATCCTTTGATGGACTCAAAGGGTTTTCACCTATAGCGGTCGCTAAGGGAGCTGTCGGTATTATGCTTGCAGCCGATGAATACGGCGGATCGTTCTTTAAGAACGGTGCAACCCCTGGCGGAGTGTTGGAACACCCCGGGGTGCTTAAGAACCCCGACAAGGTAAGAGAATCCTGGAACAGCGTATATCAGGGAAGCGGCAATGCTCACCGAGTGGCCGTTTTGGAAGAGGGAATGCACTTTAATCCCATATCCTTAAAACCCGATGAAATGCAGTTCTTGGAAACCAGAAAGTTTCAACTTGATGAGATCGCAAGGCTTTATAGAATACCTCCGCACATGATCGGGGACTTGGAGCATGCGACCTTTTCCAATATCGAGAACCAGAGCCTTGAGTTTGTAAAATACACGCTCGACCCCTGGGTGGTCCGTTGGGAGCAGGCGCTTCAAAAAGCGCTGTTACTTCCTTCGGAAAAAGGAAAGTACATCATCAAGTTAAATGTGGATGGACTTCTTCGCGGTGACTATGCATCCAGGATGCAGGGTTACGCTACAGGACGCCAGAACGGATGGTTATCAGCTAACGATATCAGGGAGCTTGAGGATATGAATCCTATCTCAGATGAAGAGGGCGGTAACCTTTATCTTATTAACGGCGCGATGTGCAAACTTGAAGACGCCGGCATCTTTGCAGGTGACGGTAGAAGCCAGAAGCCGCAGGAAGAAAACACGAAGAATAGAAAGCGAGGTAAGTGATGAAACGAAAGTTTTGGAACTGGATCCGCAACGAAGGAGCATCCGAAAGGACGCTCTTTTTAAATGGCGAGATTTCAGATGAAACCTGGTTCGGAGATGAAGTCACACCGCAGGCTTTCAGAGATGAACTCGAAAGCGATACGGGAGACGTGACAGTTTGGATAAATAGCCCTGGTGGGGATGTGTTCGCTGCATCTCAGCTATATTCCATGCTCCGTGACTACAAGGGCAGCGTAACAATCCGTATCGATTCACTTGCAGCGAGCGCAGCATCGGTAGTTGCTATGGCCGGGGACAGGGTATTAATGAACCCCACCGGACTCTTAATGGTACACGACCCGATGATGTTTGCAGCTGGCAATACCAGAGATATGGAAAAGGCAATCGACATCTTAAATGAGGTAAAGGAAACCATCATCAACGCTTACGCCGAGAAGACGAACCTTTCTCGTAAGAAGATCTCAGAGCTCATGTCAAATGAGACCTGGATGAACGCGAGAAAAGCTCTGGAGCTCGGCTTTATTGATGAGATTTTATTCCAGGACGGTAAAACCGTGCCGGAGCCTGAAGCGGGAGAAGTCGAGCATACCGGGGAGGAAGCTCCCAAGGATAAGCAGGAGGCAGTTCCTGTAAGTGATGTTCTTTACAGCCGCAGAGCTGTTGAAGATAGCTTTTTTGCAAAAGTAACCGAGAAGGCACCTGAAAAAGGCGTCCTGATCACAGATCTTGATAAGAGACTGCATCTCTTGTCGCATTAATGGAGGTAGAGAAATGAGTAAAGTACTCGAATTAACCGAAAAGAGAGCAAAGGCATGGGAGGCAGCCAAGGCTTTCTTAGAAGCAAAGCGCGGTGAGAACGATTGTCTTTCCGCAGAAGATAATGCCACCTACGAGAAGATGGAGGCTGAGGTTACAAACCTCACTGCTGAGATTGAAAGACTCGTACGCCAGCAGGCTATCGACGATAAGCTCTCTCAGGCAACCAGCACACCTATCACAAACAGACCCAATGCACAGATCGAATCTGATGCAGACAAGCCTTTCCGTGAGAGAGCCGGATATAAGAGCGCAATGGTAGATGCCCTTCGTTCTAGCTTCCGTAATATCTCTAACGTACTGCAGGAGGGCGTTGATGCCGATGGCGGATACCTCGTTCCTGTTGAGTATGATAAGAGACTCATCGATGTACTCGAGGAAGAGAACATCATGAGAAAGCTCGGTACTAAGATCACCACCTCCGGAGAGCACAAGATCAACCTTGCAGCTACAAAGCCTGCGGCATCTTGGATTGAAGAGGGTGGAGCACTCACCTTTGGCGAGGCTACTTTCGATCAGAAGCTCATTGATGCGCACAAGCTCCACGTTGCTATTAAGGTAACAGAAGAGCTTCTGTACGATTCCGCATTCAACCTCGAGCAGTACATCCTTACCCAGTTCGGTAAGGCACTCGCAAACGCTGAGGAAGATGCATTCCTTAACGGTGATGGAACCGGCAAGCCTACTGGTCTTTTCCACGCTACTAACGGTGGTGAGATTGCAGGTACTCTTACCGCAGATATCAAGTCCGATGACATTTTGGATCTTGTGTATGCCCTTAAGAGGCCTTACAGAAAGGGCGCGTCCTTCATCATGAACGACAAGACCCTTGCTCAGATCCGTAAGCTCAAGGACGGTAATGGCCAGTACTTATGGCAGCCTTCCTACCAGGCAGGCGAGCCTGACCGTATCGCTGGCTACACTGTAAATACCTCTGCGTACGCTCCTGAAGGTGCTATCGCATTCGGTGATTACAGCTATTACAACATCGCTGATCGTGGTTCCAGATCCTTCAAGACCTTAAACGAGCTCTTTGCTGGAAACGGCATGGTGGGCTTTGTTGCGAAGGAAAGAGTGGATGGCGTGCTTATCCTTCCTGAATCTGTGAAGGTTCTTAAGCTTAAGACCTCCACTAAGCCTAGCGGAAGCGGCACAGGTAACTAAGTGACTTAAACCCCGGAGGGATTTTCCTTCCGGGGTGTTTTGGAGGTTCCTATGACACTTGAAACAGCAAAAAAGTATCTTCGCGTAGATACGACGGACGATGATGATCTCATCCAAAAGATGCTTAATAGCTCTGAAAAGATGTGCATGGATATCCTCCGAAGTGAAAGCGAAGAAGTGCCAGATGATTCTGAAATGGAGATGGCTATTCTATATGGCGTTGCATACATGTATGAACACCGCGAGGAAGCAGACTTCGGAAAGATGAACCTTTCACTTAGGGATCTTCTTGCCGGGAAAAGGCGGGAGGTGTTCTGATGCATGTCGCAGCTATGAATGTCCGTATTACATTTCAGAAAAACAGCGTAGTGGAAGATGAGATCGGAAACCATACAAACGAATGGACTGACTTTTACTCCTGCTATGCAACGACCAGCACGAAGACCGGTAATGAAAGTGAAGCGGCGGCAACGACGAAAGTCACAGAGAAGCTGGACTTTAATGTCCGGTACTGTAGTGAAACAGCGCAGATAACACCAGATGGATTTCGCATTAAGCTAAAGGACCGAATCTACAACATCCTCTCTATCGATGATATGGCTTTTAAGCACAGGTCCCTAAAGATGCATGCGGAATTAGTAAGGAGGCAGGATGAGCAAGAGGAAGTATTCAGTTGATGAGATGGGCAATGCCATCCAGAAGGAATTTGAAGAATACGTCGAATTAACTGCCCAGGAAGTAAAGACCATCTGCAAAGAGGTCGCTGACGATGTATGTGACACGATAAAGGAAAAGGCCCCGGTTGATACAGGAGGGTATAAAAAGAGCTGGGAAGTTACCCAGACATCCAACACATCCCTCGGTACCGTTTATACGGTCCATGCAAACAAGTATCAGCTTACTCACTTACTTGAGAACGGTCATGCAAAAAGAGGCGGAGGTCGTACAAAAGCGATACCTCATATCGCTCCCGGTGAGGCACTGGCAATAAAAGAACTAAAGCAGAAGGCAGGTGGCTAGTATGAAGAAGAAAGACGTACCTGCAATGCTGAGGCGTATCGGTATTCCGATGGCCTATGATCATTTCGCAGAAGGAGAAGCTCCAAAGCCTCCGTTCTGCGTTTATTTGTATCCAAGGTCGGATAACTTCGCGGCAGATGGTAAGGCTTACTTTAAGCAGGACATACTGCATGTGGAGATTTATACGAATAAGAAAGACTTATCCCTCGAGGATAGGGCAGAGGCCGTATTTGATGAATACGGTCTTTTTTATGCAAAAAGTGAAGTCTGGATCCAGAGCGAAAGGCTCTATGAGGTCCTATATCAAATGGAGGTATGAATATGGCGACACAAAAGAACAAGGTAAAGTTCAACCTCAGTAATGCATATTACGCATTGCTGTCGCAGAACGATAACGGCGAGGTCACCTTTGGCACTCCCGTTGCACTTCCCGGTGCAGTCAGCCTTTCTCTGGACCCTACGGGTGAGCCTGAGAGCTTCTATGCTGATGGCATCGAGTATTACGTAATCAATAACAACCAGGGCTATGACGGTGATTTGGAGCTCGCGATGATCCCTGAATCATTCAGAACCGATGTCCTTATGGAGACAGCGGATTCCAACAACGTACTTGTTGAGAATGCAAACAGCCAGACTGGCCACTTCGCACTTCTTTTCGAGTTCGATGGCGACGTGAAGAAGATCCGTCATGTCATGTATAACTGCTCGGCTTCTCGTCCTGGTATTTCCTCTTCAACAAATACCGAGAGCAAGGAAGTAAAGACAGAGACCCTTTCCGTAAAGGCTCGTCCCCTTGCATCCGGACTTGTTAAGGCAAAGACCGGCGATAGCACAAAGGCGGCAGCTTACAATAACTGGTTCAAGCACGTCTATGAGCCTGATGCAGTAGGCGGATATGAGGATCCTGAAGATGACACGACCGGGGAGGGCTAAGTCATGGGGATTGTAAGAAAGATTGAGATCGATGGAGTAGAGGTGGCGTTCAAAGCGAGCGCCGCCATTCCTCGTATCTACAGATTAAAGTTCCAGAGGGATATCTACAAGGACATCGCACTTCTTGAAAAGAGCATCGATGATTCCGATCCCGAAAACTCAAACCTGGATACGTTCTCTCTTGAAATGTTCGAGAACATTGCCTACATCATGGCAAAGCACGCAGATGCAAATATCCCGGATACCGTAGAGGACTGGCTTGACCAGTTCGGCACGTTTTCAATTTATCAGGTGCTCCCTCAGCTCATTGAGCTCTGGGGCCTTAACATCAAAACGGACGCGGAGTCTAAAAAAAACTTCGAAAAAGTGAAAGGGAAATGACGACACCGCTATTCCTCTTGCGCTGCCTGCAGATAGGTTTATCGCTTCGTGACCTTGACCTACTGACCGTAGGGATGGTGAACGACATCTTTGTGGAGAACATGAACGATGACTGCGATTATGCGACGATGGCGACGCAGGAGGATTTCGATGCGTTTTGATGACAGAGCAAATGACGTGTGTTATATTCATCCTATATAAAAGTGGAAAGGCGGTATATAAGATGGATAGCATTGATTGGGACGCAGTAAAAAAGGCTATACAAATAAATGAGCCTGAAGTAAAAGCTGACGATGAGGTCGACGTAGTTTATGAAGGAATCGAGTATCGACCGAAGAATGACCAATATGCTCAATTAAAGAGACTGAAAATATATTACAAAGAATTTCGGAGAACAGGGTATAAAACCGATTCAGCGAAGGCTTTGTATGATCAGTTAAACGCTATACTTGAAAAGCGAAAAACTAGAGTTGGAAACGTCATTTTGGAAGATTTAAAAGAACTGGACAGTTGCTTTGCTAGTGGAGCATACAAGGCAACGCTTATTTTGGCTGGTTCAATACTTGAAGCGGTTTTATTGGATTGGCTATCAGAAAATGACGGAAAAGATTATTTCCAGGTTCCCTATAAAGTACCAGTTACAAAAAACGATGGATCGACAATTTGGGTGGTTAAAGAGGAATTATCCACTTACATTGATAAGATTGATGATATAGAAAAACCTTACTGGATGCAGAAAAACAATGCTCATGAAATAAGAAGGAAGCGTAATCTGGTTCACGCTAAGCTTTGCTTAAAAGATGAAGTTGGAGTAAACGAGGAGACCTGTAAGGAAGTTATAAAATATCTCAAAGAGATAGTCGAAACAAGGCTGAGTAAGCTACAAGCTGAAATCGAAGAGTAAGAGCTAAGCATTAATGATGGAGTGAGAGCATTTTTGATGAATTTCCGATTCGTACAATATGGTGAAGGATACCCGGATGACATTGTTCCAGAGCTTATTGAGCTGGCCGGCCATTTGGATAAGACAATAATTGAAGATGTTCCTAACTATTCACTTCACACGGAATATTGCTACGGGAAGAGAAAACTCTCGTCGGATTTAATTTGCCAATTTCCTGCTTTGTGCGAAGCAAATAAAGATGGGGTTCCACAGCTTTGGAAGAGCACTGAATGGGCTGAGCAGTTTGCTGAGTTTGTAATAAATCTCACTGAAGCACATGCAGCACCTACAGTTATTGAGATTCATCCGCCTTTTAATGATTACTGCGACATTGATCAGTTCCTTGGAAGATACAGAGCATTCGAGGAGAAGATTCACAAAATATATCCTGATGTTGAGATCGTTGTTGAGAACCGTGCCGGCACCGTTTACAAAGGTGGACGCTTTATTGTAAGTAAAGGCCGAGAGATTGCATTGCTTTGTCAGCGCATTCAAGAGACCGACACAAAACTTGGTGTGGTTTTAGACTTCCCGCAGTTAGTGACTGGAGAGAATATTAAACCGGATGCATTTGACGCGGCCAAGTATGCGGCAGCCATTGATGCTATTTTTCCTTATCAGAGCATAATTAAAGGAATTCATGTCTGGGGTAAAAGGCGGTCTGCAACTGGAAAGTGGGTTGCTCACTTTGGCACTCTCGAAACCTATTTACCAAATCCGACTGATAGAGAAAACTTTATCGCCGGGATCAGGAAAATATGCTCCGATGATAATGCGAGATTATTTGTACCCGAAGTTAACTCGGGTGCTGAAGATTTGCAGGCGGTGGTAAACGCAGTGGTAGGTGACAGATGAAATTATCAGTGATATTTGAAGAAGAACCACATGGCTGGGGTTCACGTGGTAACCCGGAATTTTGGGAATATTTGAAAGAGCATGCTTCTGACATTGAGATGCCTTTATCAGAGGGCGCACTTGAATCTTGGATAAAGGAAGAACACTTAAAGGTAACCGGAGTGGAGCTTACTTCTGAAAGTGATGTTTATGTTAAGGCGTTTGATCAAGGAGGCATGAGCGCCGGGAGAGTATTTGGCGGGTGGTGGATCAAAGAAGGAATACCACTCCTGAAAGAAAGATTGAAATAATAATATAGCGAAAGAATATTCGTGGAAAACATGAACGATGATTGCGATTATGGTAACACAGGAGGATTATAATGTATTTTAACTCAACATTGACTTTTGTAGTCAACGAAGAGTAATGTATATGTAGTTTACATAACTCTTTGGAGGTGGGATATGGCATTAGTAAAAGCTCAATGTACAAACTGCGGGGGAACTCTTGATGTAGATTCTGGCAAGGAGGCTGCTGTATGCCCATATTGCGATACTCCATATATTGTTGAAAAAGCAATTAACCTGTTTCAGACCAATACAACCATTAACAACAAGCTAATTATGAACAATCCGACGGTTAACGTTAGTGGTTATCTTGATGCAGATACGATGTTTGAGAATTGGCTTGTTACTCGCGATTATAAATTAGAACAAGATTTCGCATATTATTACGCTACGGATCCAAGAAATGAATTTTTGAAGTCAAAACACCTTTTATCCAGTAACCCGGAAGAATATATAAAACTTGCCAATAAGTTTTTAGTTGGACAAAGGTATGAAAAATATAGAAGTGCTGAAATAGAGAAAGCTCAACGTGAATTAGCGCGACTAAAGCGTATAGCAGACGAAGCGCACGCAAGGCAGCTTGAAGAGGAAAAAGAAAAGCAAAATGATAAAAAGGGCCTCAGAATCTCAATTGTAGGTCTGATAGTAATTTTATTTTTTATGGTGCTTTTGGGAGGTGAAGAGACTTTCGTTCCAATGGCAATAATTATTGGAATGTTTGTAGTATTTATCTTTGTTGTTAGATCAATGAATAAAAAGTGAAAATGTCGCATTAAACACTTTAAGCATCTACTTTGGTAGGTGCTTTTTTCATGCCTTTAAGGAGGTGGAGATTTATGGCAAACCGAATAGCGGGTATTACGGTCGAGATCGGTGGCGATACAACAAAACTTTCCACCGCCTTAAAGAGTGTGAACCAGGAGATCAGATCTACACAGCAACAGCTCAAGGATGTAAATCATCTTCTTAAGCTGGATCCCGGCAATACTGATCTTCTTGTTCAGAAGCAGCGCCTTTTGAAAGAGGCAATTGCCGAGACGAAGGAAAAACTCGAAGCCTTAAAGAATGCAGCTGAGCAGGCTAATGAGAAGCTTGCTAATGGTGAGATAAGCCAGCAGCAGTATGATGCACTTCAGCGTGAGATAGTTGAGACTGAGCAGAAGTTAAAGGATCTGGAAACACAGGCCTCTAAATCCGAAGTTGCTATTGCTAAGATAGCTGAGACCGGAGATAAACTGCGAAACCTTGGCAATAATATATCGGGTGCTGGATCAACCCTTACGAGAAATGTGACGGCTCCTATTGTTGGACTTGGAACGGCTGCGGTGAAAACTGCAGCCGATTTTGATTCCGCCATGAGCCAGGTGGCAGCTATTTCAGGAGCCACAGGAGCTGATTTTGAGGCTCTTCGTGATAAAGCCCGTGAGATGGGATCAAAGACAAAGTTCTCCGCGACTGAAGCAGCTGAGGCCATGAACTACATGGCTATGGCTGGCTGGAAGACTGAGGACATGCTTAATGGTATTGAGGGTATCATGAACCTTGCAGCAGCTTCCGGTGAGGATCTTGCTACCACCTCTGATATCGTCACCGATGCACTTACAGCTTTTGGCCTTTCAGCAGGAGATTCAGGACACTTTGCTGATATCCTTGCAGCGGCTTCTTCTAATGCAAATACCAATGTCTCCATGATGGGTGAGACATTTAAATACGTAGCTCCTATTGCGGGCGCTATGGGATATTCGGCAGAAGATACCGCTGAGGCTATCGGCCTTATGGCTAATGCCGGTATTAAATCATCCCAGGCCGGCACCACACTCCGAAAGATCATGACGGAGCTTAACGGTGAAATAAAGATCCATGGGGCTACCCTGGGTGATGTTACTATCCAGACCGCAAATGCTGACGGTTCCATGAGGAGCCTTAATGATATCCTTGCTGACTGTAGAGCTGCTTTTGGAAAGCTGTCCGAAAGTGAACAGGCAGCCGCTGCAGAAACCCTTGTGGGTAAAACTGCCATGAGTGGTTTCCTTGCACTGATGAATTCATCACCACAGGATATTGCTAAGCTTGAAGGAGCAATCAATTCGTGTTCTGACACCATGGATGGTTATAACGGTACCGCAGAGAAGATGGCTGCTGTTATGCAGGATAACCTTTCCGGTCAGTTGACGATCCTGAAGTCTCAGCTCCAGGAGCTTGCTATCTCTATCGGTGATGCTCTTATGCCTGTCATTAAAGACATCGTTTCGCACATTCAGAAATGGGTTGATAAGTTCAATAGCCTTGATGATGGCACTAAGGAAATGATCGTTAAGATTGCTCTTTTTGCAGCAGCAATTGGACCTGTTCTTATCATCGTTGGAAAAGTTATCTCAGCGATCGGTACGATCATGACAATAGTTCCGGCAGTAGCAAGCGGTATTTCCGCTGTCACCGGTGCTTTTGGAGCCTTAAATGCAATCATGCTCGCTAACCCTATCACTATTGTGATTGCGGCTATTGTTGCCTTAGTAGCGACATTTGCTATCCTTTGGAATACATGTGATGAGTTCAGGGAGTTTTGGATTAATCTTTGGAACGGCATCAAAGATTTTTTCTGTGGAGTATGGGATGGTATTAAGTCGTTTTTTTCAGGTATTGTCGACTTCATTAAGGATAACTGGCAGGGGCTTGCTCTTTTCCTTGTTAATCCTATCGCTGGAGCATTCAAGCTTATTTACGATAATTGTGAAGGCTTTAGAGAGTTCTGGGATAACCTCTGGAATGGAATTAAGGAGGCTTTCTCAAAGATATGGAATGGCATAAAAGAGGACTGTTCTAAAGCTTGGAGCGACATGAAAGAGGGCGCTTCTAAGGCTTGGGAGGGCATTAAGAATGTTGTTACCACGATCGGTACAGGCATCAAGGATCATATCATTAACCAGTGGGAGCTTACCAAGAAGGGAGCAGAGATTGCCTGGGGCGCCATTAAGAACTTTGTGGGATCTTCACTTGAGCATATTAGGTCTGTCGGAGAAAGCGCCTCCAACGCGATCAGGATACATGTTACACAGGCCTGGGAGCATATTAAGTCCTCGACATTTGAGACTTGGAACTCGGTTAAGACAAATGTTTCTGATGCATGGAACAACATCCAGTCGAGCGTATCTGATGCTATGGCCGGCATGAAAGACCGTATTACTGAGGGCTGGAATACCATAAAGGAGAATACCGAGTCCTTGTGGGGCGGTATAAAGGATAGAGTTGTAACTATCGCCGTTGACATGAGAGAGAATTTCATCGATACAATCGGAAACATAGCATCCTCGTTTTCTGAAAAGCTTCAGAACATGAAGGACATAACGACGACCGGTCTTACAAACATTGCTTCCTCTGTGTCATCTGCACTTAGCAATATTAAAGAGAAAGCAACGACTGGTTTTACAACTATTGCTTCAGGGCTTTCTGATTCTTTCAAAAAGCTGGTATCGACCCTTAAGGAAAAACTCTCAGGCATCGGAGAGATTTTTACGAATCTTGCCAAGAGTGCACTTACCTGGGGAGCAGATATTATCGGCAACTTGATCGAGGGTATTTCATCCAAGATCAAGGCGCTCGCTGATAAAGTGAAAGATGTGGCCAGAACCATTAAGTCTTACATCGGATTCTCTGAACCGGAAAAAGGACCGCTTTCTAATTTCCATACATATATGCCTGACATGATCAACTTGATGAAGGAAGGCATCGAAGGAAATATCGGCAAGCTCAAAGGTCCCATGTCTGATCTTGCATCAGCGCTTATTCCTGGCCGGAACATTTCTATCGAGCAGACGACAGTTCAGGGCGTAAGATCATCCAGCGCATCACCTGATATCAGTGTTCTTACTGAAGCTGTGCTTAGGTACCTGCCTAAGATGGCAAATCAGCAGATCGTCCTTGATTCCGGTGCATTAGTAGGAGAGCTTGCAGATGGCATGAACAGAACACTCGGAAAGGCGTACTTATGATTCGAAAGTTTAAGCTTATCAATAGAGACGGGACTGCTTACGACTTAAACAGTAAGCAGTCCTTTTTTCATAAAGTGGGAGGCCTCGGCTTTAACGATGAAACTCAGTTCCAGCGTATTGGAACTGACTTTTATGCGTTGGAGGAGGTGTTTTCTCAGGGAGAGATCACCGGATGCATATTCTTTTATGGCAAACATGCTTATTCCAAGTATCGTGATTTCACGAAGTTTGTCAGGCTTACTCCTTTAACTCTGGAGTATGTGACTGATGATACGTATCGCCTTCCGGTTAGAGTTGCCTCAATTGAAAAATCGGAACTTGTCGACGGAGGACTTGGTCTTAACTGTGAAATTAAGCTTGTGGCCACAGGTCTTTTCTATCGATCGGTTACCAAGTATTCAGAGACGGTTTATGTAGGGGGGAAGATTTACCCCTACACGTATCCGTACTCTTATGCGGACGTGTCAGCTAACACTTTGATGATAGACTCGGACTCGGTTGCTGATTCGCCCTGCAGGATTACCATTTATGGCCCCTGTACGAATCCGATCTGGAAGCACTACGTGAACAATGAGCTTTATGCAACAGGAGCATATGGGGGAACGATCAGAGCGGATCATAAACTCGTTATCGATACTACCCAGGTTCCTTATTCAATAACAGAACGCGGCGTATCAGGTGAGATCATTGCAGACAGATATCAGGCATGCGATTTTACCACAGAGCGTTTCATTATGCTTCAGCATGGCACGAACCGTATTTCCTTGTCACACGATGGGCTTAATTCAGTCGACATGATGGTGGAGGCGAAGATTAGCTATGAAACCGTATAACGTTGAGGTTTTTACCCAGAAGTTCGAAATGGTGGCGAACTCAAATGTGAATGAGATCATTCACAAAGAGGACTATCTATCATCAGACATTAATACCATTACGGTATTTCCTATGAAGGGAATCAAAAAGGAAGACTATATCAGGATCAGTCGCGATGATGAAGAGTATGCCGGAGTTATTACTGAGATAACCTATGGAACGGATAAGTCAAAGGAACTGCAGGTTATTTCCTATAAGCCGCTCATGGAGCTTTTGAACACAGATATTCTTTTTGATGTTGATCTGCAGCAAACAGGATCTATGGAGGAGTTTATAGCAGATCGCATTACTGAGATGTTTATTGAAAACGAAGATGCGTCTCAAAACATAAGGGGCCTTTCTGTTGTAACGCTTTCTCATACGCCTGAATGGTATTTCCATATTACGCCAAGAGATTCAGGCGGACATTACAACATTGTTAATCTCATAAACTCGGTTATTGTTCCGGCAATGGAAAAGTATGGTGTTTTAGTAAAGCCTGTGCTTGATATCCAGAGCCGGAGTATTCGTATTGAGATCGGAAAGTCACAGGCTGGCACTTATATCATTGAGGCTGACCTTCCGAATGTGATTAACAAACAAATAACGATCAAGTCAGTTTCAACAGATGTTAATAAGCTTATCGTCTATGATGCGTCAGATTACTCAAGAAAAAAGGTTTACTACCTGCACTCAGATCTGTCTTATGACACTAAGGATGAAGACAGGATCACACCAGTTAATTGTGAGATCACGTCAGTTCTTGTAGAGGATGGCAGATCATTTGAATCTGCAGCAAACAGTGAGGCTTATAACAAGTTTGCAAATTTGACATACTCAAATCTTATTGAACTAACAGTGATGAAAGGAGATGCACTTATTCATCCTGAGGATATGGAATTTGGCCAGGTGGTAAAGATCATATCCGGAGGAACTGAATACACGAGTATTCTTACCGGACGAGAAATTAGTCAGACGATCAAGCTGATCTTTGGAACGGTACGACTTGATCTTACAAAAATACTAAGGAGGAACTGAAATGGCTACAGTTGTATTAAAGACTTTTAAGGGCGGTAATGTTTCTCCCTTAAATGACGCGATTCTTTGGCAGACAGCTATCCCCGGTGCAGGAGTTTTTAAAGGGTGTGAAGTGACTGCAGCAAGAGGAAATATACTTCATGTCTCCCAGGGATACGGCATCATCAAAGGTCGCTTTTTTGAAGTGTATGAGAATGAAATATCTGTCCAACTTGCAGATACAGGTCAGACGCTTAACGGAAGACTCTATCTTCACATGGATCTTTCAAATGCGGATGAGCCTATAAAGTTCATGACAGAGACGGGTGATATACTTTCGTCTTTACTTGTGGATACGAACGTGAACTACAATAACTCGGCTTATGATCTTGAGATGGCAACATTCAAGGTTGATGCGGGAGGCATTTTAAATCTCACACAGGTATTTCCTAACATTCAGTCAGGATCTGGTAGCGGAGGTGGCGGAGGAAGCTTTGGCGTTTCTCGTGATACTGCATATGAAGCTGGAGATCTTGTTACCTGTGCAAACGCGCCTGGATGGTGCATTCTTGTTTGCATTCAGAGAGGCGCAACAGCTCTTGCTGAGCCTGTTGGCTATACGCAAATCCAGAAGGGCGGCGATAAAGTTTTGGACGGCACTTGTCTTTTTGAGGCAAGGAACATCATTGAGGAGCTTGATAACATCACACTGCTTCAGGATGATCTTTCCGAACTTACAGGCATCGTAGAAGAAATGCGATCAGACACGGATGCTGTCACCATAAAGGTTATGTCGCTTGCTGCTTATAGTGAGTTGGAGACGTACAGTGATAAGACGATTTATTACTGCTACAAGGATGAAAATTCCAAGGAGATCGTTGCGATTTATCTTGGTCGGAATGCTGTTTATTCAACTGGCGTTACGGTTACTTATCATATTGATGAAGATACCACGACAACTAAAACGTATTCTATCGGTGATGATGCTGTGGCCAGCGCTCCTTCAGTATCACTTCCTGGATATACCTTTGTGGGATGGAGAGAAGATTCTAACGCGGTCGGAACAGTGCTTACTGAAAAGAAGATAACTACCGATGAAGCTGTTAACCTTTATGCTGTTTTCTCAGAGCCTGTAACAGTAAGGTTTGATGCTAATGGTGGCGAAGGTGAAATTGAAGATATGAGCGGAGGGTATTTTTATAACAATGGTAATGAAGCAGGAGCAAGTATAAGACTTCCGAAAAAGGGCTTTACTAAACCAGGTTATAAACTGACTTGCTGGCTTAAAGGCTCCACATCGGGGCTGACTGTTGCTAAAGGGGCAACTGTTTCTATTAAGGATGACATCACCTTTTATGCTCTGTGGGTTAAGGATAAATATGAATATGAATTCCGAAATGAAACGGAGGATTTTATTGCTCCAGTAGATGGTATATATAAGTTCACTCTTTATGGTGCTGAGGGTGGTGCTTACATAGATACGGAAGGAGAAACACTCGCACGTGGTGGACTTGGAGGCGTGTCTGTTGGTTATCTAAATCTGAATAGGAATGCAGCTGTGATCGTATGTGTTGGAGGAAAAGGTGAAGACGCCGTTGGAACAACGTATAAAACCAATGCAGGTGGTTACAACGGAGGCGGAAATGGAACTATGGGCAATACCTATTGCGGTGCAGGCGGAGGCGGTGCAACTCATATTGCCAAAATAGGAGGTACACTTTCACAGATAACCAAGAGCAAGATAAGCGATGTTTATATGATCGCAGGAGCAGGTGGAGGTGCAACTTATACAAAAAATTCTGCTAATCAAGTTACTACGTATAAAGCTTCAGGTGGAGGATATGGCGGTGGTATATATGGAGGTAACGGAAAGAATGATACTGGGTATAACAGCACCACTTATGGCGTTGGAGGTGATCCGACTCAAATAAATGCAAGTAATGCAAGATTCGGTTATGGAACTGCAGCTAATTCTAGCAACTCCGGAGGATATGGAGGTGGCGGTTCCGGCTATGTTGGAGGTACTAATGGTAATGCCAATGTCGGTGGTGGAGGCGGTTGTGCTTTCATCGATAATGCTCCTGAGATTACATATGAAAATGAGAAGTTTACGCCAATGACTCAGGGTAATGTGAACGAGGGAGACGGTCATGTGGAAGTAGAACTTATAGTTCCTATTGTTTGATGGCGAAAGTCATCTTTTTTTATGGAGGAGTTTATGAAAGAATTCTGGAATTTGACTCAGGCTTGTTTTGCAGGAATCGGTGGATGGCTCGGATGGTTTTTGGGAGGGAACGATGGACTTATGTATGCATTAATTGCTTTTGTAGTTGCTGACTATATTACAGGGGTGATGTGCGCAGCCATCGATAAGAAACTCTCAAGTGAGATCGGATTTAAAGGAATTTTCAGAAAGATTTTGATTTTTATGCTAGTGGGCATTGGGCATATTATTGATGCCCAGGTAATTGGAACAGGATCTGTGATGAGAACAGCGGTCATTTTCTTCTACCTCTCCAATGAGGGTATTAGTCTTTTGGAAAATGCCACACACCTTGGATTACCTTTCCCTGCTAAGCTCAAAGATGTACTCGTGCAGTTGCATGATAAATCAGAGGAGGTGAATACAGATGATCAAAGAGACGATACTGACAAATAATCCCTGCTATAAACAGGGACGGAAGATTACCGTTAAAGGTCTTATGCTCCATTCAGTAGGCTGCGCTCAACCGAGTGCAGCCGTTTTTGTAAAGAACTGGAATAGGGCAGATTACGACAGAGCATGTGTCCATGGATTTATTGATGGAAATGATGGAACTGTCTATCAGACGCTTCCCTGGGACCATAGAGGGTGGCATGCAGGCGGTGTTGCAAATAACACTCACATCGGAGTAGAGATGTGCGAGCCGGCATGCATCAAATATACGAAGGGAGCTACTTTTACTTGCTCTGATGTTCCTGCAGCTCAGGCTGTTGCTATAAGAACCTACAATGCTGCAGTAGAGCTATTCGCTATGCTTTGCCAGAAGTTTAATCTGGATCCTTTGGCTGACGGAGTCATATTAAGCCATGCTGAAGGTGCAAAGCGCGGTATTGCAGCAAATCACTCCGATCCGGAGCATTTATGGCGTCAGCTTTCTTTGCCCTACTCGATGGATACTTTCAGGGCAGCAGTTAAGGAACAGATGACGGGATCAGCTCCGGCCATGCCTGCAGCACCTGTGGCTAACGGTAAGGATATGAGTGAAGAGGAAATTTATACCTTCTTCAAATCCCAGGGGATGACTGATGAGGGGGTGTCCGGTCTGATGGGTAACCTTTATGCAGAAAGTGGTCTTAAGTCGACTAACCTTCAGAACAGCTTTGAAAGATCACTCGGCATGGATGATGCAACATATACCGCTGCGGTAGACTCGCTTATCTACGGTAATTTTGTACGGGATAAGGCCGGGTACGGTCTGGCACAGTGGACTTATTGGTCTAGGAAACAGGCACTCTTGGAGTTTGCAATTCTTAAAGGAACATCCATTGGTGACTGTCATATGCAGTGCGAGTTCTTGATGAAGGAGCTGAAGGAAAAGTATGTATCTGTTCTTGCTGTACTGAAAAAGACAAAATCCGTCAAGGAAGCTTCGGATATCGTACTCAACCAGTATGAACGTCCTGCTGATCAGAGTGAAAGTGTTAAGGCAAAGAGGGCATCATATGGACAGAGGATTTATGAGAACCATGTTGGTGGCGTTAATGTGAGCGCTATCTTCACGGAGCCTTTTAGAGTGAAGGTAAATACCAAGTACCTTAATATCCGAAAAGGTCCCGGGATGAACTTTGAGACCACAGGCAAGTGCACAGGGATCGGAGTTTTTACGATCGTAGAACTTCAGCCCGGCCCCGGAGCAAGTACATGGTGGGGACGATTAAAGAGTGGTGCAGGTTGGATCTGCATGGATTACGTACAAAGGTTATAAGGTTAAAGAATGCCTACGAGGGAAGTGCCCCCCGTAGGCATTTTTTGTTCTGTCATGAGTAATGGTGCAAAAATATAAAGTGAACCGTATTTAGCAATATACTTGGATTTCTGATGATACGAGGTATATACTATATTTGTATTTTCCATACATGGTGTATTTTTGTATGTAAAATTGGAGGGAAGAATGAAAAAATTAACTCGTATCATATCTATAGCCACAAGTATTATTCTATTAACCTTAAGTCTTCCAACATACGTTAACGCTGAAACGACAAGCCATAGATCGGTTCAACCTCCCGTTGATTTTAGGACTGAAATTAACATGTCTCATGAGTTTTATCTTGAAGAAGTTGAGGAAAGGCTTACAAGATTAGCTACGCAAGATAGGTATTTTCCGGCAGAAAAGTACTGGAACCATCAAGGCTTGGAATCACTTAATTGGGAAAACGCTAATCACCAGGTAATAAACTATGATTGGACACAGGTGACGGGATCTCCGTGTCAGTATAGTGATGGAGATCGATGCCATAATGTAAATGACGCATATCGCTCATGCTCATCCTGTAATTATTATTGGGACGGGAACTCTCACGAGAGATCTGATGGATTTGCTAGAATGATTTGCGAACTTGTTTTTGCATCAGGTTCCCATGTTGACGAAAGCGATTGGTCAGATGGCTCTGTATCTAGTTTGTGCATAGGAGATTATGTTCGGGATACGGTATCTAAGCATAGTTTTGTTGTGTACAGGATTGAAAATGGCCAGGTAACAGCTTACGAGTGCGATTATGGTAGTGATGAGGATCATAATAAGAATTGCTTAATAACAAATAATCGTACTATTTCATTAGATACTTTGCAGTGGATGGCAAATAGCGGTCGCCTCGTTATTAGACACTGCAATAGAAATCTTAACATACATTCTCCGGAAAAATATTGGGAGTTGAACGCTGCGAACACTTCGGAAACGCTGAGTTATGATGATGTTTCGGAAAGAATAGAAATAATTAAAACACATTATTTTATTCCAGGCGTTGGCATGTGTTGGAATCATGTTGGCGATGATTCGGCTGGAAGCTATAATTCAACTGAAAATCATAGTTTCACTACGACTGTTACCACCTGTAGTTCAGCCGGGTTTACTCACGCTGAAACTATATATAATGTAGATTCATGCGGTAGTTATGATAATTGGTTTCATGGAGCATGTCAGTGCGAAGGATTCGCGAGATTAATTACTTGTGGAATATTTGGGACTGACTACCACACTGGAGCAGGTCAAAGTGAATGGGTGGATAGCACACTCGATAACATATGCATTGGAGATTATGTTTGGGATTACGGTTTAGGACATGCATTCGTTATTACTGGAGTCGAAGGGAATAATATAACATATATCCAATGCAATATTCCTGGTGGTTCTTGCTTGATTACGGAAGATACAAAGACTTTTGACTATTTCAGAGATCGTAGTCTTCAGATAAAGCATTGTATAAGAAATCAGTCATCTCAACAGTCTTCGTCATCGACAGATACTTCAAATAGTGGAACTGGAACAGATAACGGTAATAATAATACAAGCGGCGCGAACGAAGCAAACTCATCAACCGGAAATTCTTCTAATAGCGGTTCATCGGATAATCATGAGCCGACTGCCGAAGAGAGGGGATATATTCCTTCAATGTTTACTGTGGGAGATTCTGTTCTTGATCACTATGATCTAAAAATGGAAAGCCAAGGTGTTCTTTATCGCGAGGTAGTAAAGAACTTTATGCCTAATGGTTTTACTGAGGCACAATCCGTAAACATTCTTAATCAAGGTGTAACAGATAGATGCTTAAAAGATGGAACCATGTATTTTAAAATACCTCAGCAGTTTAGAAAAGCCGGCAGATGTTTTGCTATTTTCGCTGTTGATAAAAATGGAATACCTTATCTCTTTATGGATAAAGATTCCGATGCTGATACCATTACTATAGATGTGAAGTTTGAAGGGTATGCATTCAGCATTATTTATACAGATGATCCAATGCTGTACTATAGCACACCTGCTTTGCCTTTTGTTTATATTCCGTCTGCGTAAGCCATAAATTTTGCACTGAAGAGCCCTGGTTTTCCGGGGCTCTATTTTTTTGCCCTAAACCGGAAAACTGTTCATTTCACTTACATAACTTTTGAAAAAAGATCCGGAGAAAAAAGCCGGTTTTGTACAGGGGATATGAAGGGTGATTTCCTTCACCCAAGATTTAACGAAATGGGAGGATGAGATGACAAATGAGGAGAAGGCCAGGGTGCTGGAGCTGAGAGGATCTGGCAAAGGAGCCAAGGCTATAAGCAAAGAGACCGGATTGTCAGAAAATACGATAAAAACGTTCATTAGAAGATATTCACTTGATAAGAAGCCGGTGGTTAATGCAATATCACGATGCAAGGAGTGCGGAGCAGAGCTGAATCGCCAGAAAGGACGGAGACTTAAATTGTTTTGTACAGATTCTTGCCGCATGCGCTGGTGGAACGCTCATCAGGATCAGGTAAACAAAAAAGCCATTTACCAATATGAGTGCGCATATTGCAAAAAGCCATTTACGGCTTATGGAAATAGTCACAGAAAGTATTGTTCTCACGGTTGCTATGTGAGCGCCAGATATGGAGGTTGAATATGAACAATAACGAACAACTCGTTCCGATCAGTGAGAAATATCTGCTCTCGGTCAAGGAAGCAGCTGCTTATTTCGGAATCGGTGAAAAGAGAATAAGGTTTCTGGTTAATACCACTCCTGGGCTCGGAAGACGTAATGGGGATAAGATTTTGGTACACAGAAAAAACTTCGAGAATTATCTTGATGAGGCCTCAAGTATTTAGTTGTGTTCATCTGCCGAAAGTAGTTGATATTATCCGGGTTTAGAGTGATGTATAGACATGCAAAACAAGGCAAAGGAGGCCAATATGAGAAAACCTACACCCGGTGAAAAAGACTTGATCACACCAGCTGAAGCCATTGAGTTTTATACACTTAGTGCCCGGAAAATGTGGAAGCTGATGGATGCAACAAACGGTTTCACAGTTAAGTACTACAACGGTAGAAGCCTAATTATTCGTAAAGTGTTTGAGGAATTCTTAGACAATCACCCAGAGTTAAGGAGGAGAGCATATGGCAAACAAGGGACTAAGAAGGGATAATAAGCATAGGGTACTGAGGCGAGGTGAGACCATCAGATCGGATGGTAAATACCAGTTCAAGTACCAGGCAGGCGGTAAGCCGCATTTTGTTTACAGCTGGCGCCTAGAACCCACGGATCCACAGCTCAAAGGAAAGAAGCCTGATCTTTCACTCAGAGAAAAAGAAAAGCTCATAGGCTATGACCTGGATTCTCAGCTTGATCCGCTTGGAAAGAATATGACAGTTATGGAGCTGGTAGATAAGTACCTTGCTACCAGAACAGGAGTAAAGGCATCAACAAAAGCCAATTATGGGCTTGCAAGGAATATCCTTTCCAAGGATCCTTTTTCCGGGAAGAAGATCTCGGAGGTAAAGACCTCAGATGCAAAGCTCTTCTTAATCAAGATGCAAAAAGGCGATGGTAGGGGCTTTAGCTCTATCAAGACGGTTAGGGGAGTCCTGAGACCGGCCTTCCAGATGGCGGTTGATGATAACAGTCTGGTTAAGAATCCTTTTGATTTTGGACTAGCCGGGGTTATCATAAATGACTCAGTAAGTAGGGAAGCGGTCACGCCGGCAGAGATGAGAAAGTTCCTGAAGTTTATTCATGACGATAACGTATATTTTAAGTATTACGACGCGATTTATATACTTTTCCATACCGGAATGCGTATATCGGAATTTTGCGGACTTACCATATCGGATATTGATCTTGAGAATAAGACGGTGACCATTGACCACCAGCTGCATAGAAATCCTGATATGACCTATCATATTGAAACGACCAAGACAAAAGCCGGTGTGAGGAAGATTCCCATAAATGATGAGGTTGCTGAGAGCTTTAGAAGGATCCTGGACGAGAGAGGGCCTTTGAATCTAAGTGAAAAGCTAGTTGACGGGTATCGAGGATTCCTTTTCCTGGATGAAGCCGGAATGCCATTTGTGGCTATGCACTGGCAGCACAGGATGAAGCATATGTGTAACCGGTATAATTCGATCTACAAGGTGCAGATCCCTGCCATTACACCTCACATTTGCAGGCATACCTACTGCACAAATATGGCAAGAGCAGGAATAAGCCCTAAAACACTTCAGTACTTGATGGGACATAGCGATATCGAGACCACGCTGAACGTTTACACCCATATCAAGTTTGATGATGCAGAAGATGAGCTCCGCAAGATGGAGGAAGCGCGCAATGAAATGGAAGCTCAGGAGGTAAAGGACACAGCGCCAGATGTAAGAGAATTTAAAGCAGTTTAAGAATATAAAATTGCGTTTTTTAAAATCAATATCCAGCCCCCGATCGTTGTTTTTCGAAAAAAGAATATCAAAACAATGGCACTCAACAATGGGTGCCTATTGTTTTGCGTTCAAAAACATCCAGAACAGTTTTTTGCGCTGGGTATTGACATTGCGTTATTGCAAATGTATAATTTAGCCAGAACAAGAAACTGTCCGGGGTAAAATGTAAGGAGGTATTAATGAAAAAAGATACTGGTATCGCGTTTATACTTGATCATGGCAAGGAAGCCGATGGCATCATGGTTCATAAGGATAGTGAAACAACGTACGGCTATAACAAAAGAAAATTTGATAAGTTATATGTTGGTGCTGATGTATTGTTTAGACATCCTGGAAAGATGACAAGGGATCGTAAGTTTGAGATTTATGGCGGTGGAGTTGTGGCTGCTATAAGTGAACCTGATTCATCGGGAAATGTTATTGCTACCATTAGCGACCAGTTCAGAATTATACCTGCTCTTCGTCAAGGAGATGATTTCGTTGAAAATTTTGTCTGGAAAAGCAAAACTAAAAAACAGGGGAGCTGGGAACATTTTTGGAATCAGTATGGAATGAATACTATCTCCAGGACTGATTATACTAATCTTCTCGATAAGGCAAATTGTGTTGCTTATGATGATGGTGATGTCGTTAAGGAAAAAGACATAAACGACGATGATATCGATATTTTGAAGAAGTCGGATTCTTTAGGCTTTAATGTTGTATTCGTTGATGAGGGACGTAAAAGTGCAAAATCAGAGAAATCATATTCTGGAGTTGCTAGAAAGCTTGATTATGACAAGATTCAGAAGTCGAAAAGTAAGATAGGTGCGATTGGAGAAGCGATTGTCTTTGAACTTCTTTCAAAGGAAGCAGCCGAAAACAGCTATAGAATTCCGGTACATGTTTCTGAAGATGAAGGTGATGGCCTTGGTTATGATATCAGATCATTTAACAAATCGGGTAATGAAGTGCATGTTGAGGTTAAAACTACAACAAGTGATTACGTAGATGGATTTGAGATGACTTACAATGAGCTTAATGCCTCTCGGGATAAAAAGTATGAATACAAAATATATAGGGTATTTTCTCTTGATGTAAAAACACGTGAATGTAAGATCAAGGTTATTGAGGGAGCTATCAATAAGAAAGATTATAATCTTGTAAGTACAAGAGTTGCAGTTTATTTTAAGTGATTTTTTCTGAGATGATTAGTGATAATAATCGAAATAGGGGTTGCTCATGACATTAACAGAATATCAAGAGTTAGAAGATAACGATGACGAAAGCATATACGACGATGATTATCTTGATCAGGGTGAAGATATAATGATCGACGATCATCTTGTAGAGTTGGATGGTCGAGCTTTTGTATCAGATGAATACGGTATTACAATACGTACCGGGGTCTGGTGTGAGCAGGATGAAGAAGGAGAATGGTATGGTGATTGGAGTATCACAATTATCCATGAAAATGACAAGAGCCCTTCCGAGTATCTGTATTTCGAACAGGGGAGTATAGCATCATCTCTTCATAATTTTTCTACAGCTACAGGCAACAAATATGATACAGATAAGTTTTATTCTTCATGATAAGCGATAGAACGTGTTCTTAATTAGATTAGCGATTAATTAAAAAGGAGGCCGTGATGGTTGAACTTGGAAGATTACAAGAAATAAAAGATATTCGCTCTGTGTGGCAGGATGAGGCTCGTGATTTTACGCCTTGGCTGGCACTCCCCGAGAATCTTGAAATACTTGCTGATACCATTGGCATTGATCTCTCAGTCCAGGATACAGAGGTTGCTGTGGGCGATTTTAGAGCGGACATCATTGCCTATGAAACAGATACAGACCGTAAAGTACTTATCGAAAATCAACTCGAAGATACGAACCATGATCACTTAGGAAAGTTGATTACTTATGCATCCGGTGCAGGTGCAGACTACATTATTTGGATAGTTAAGCATGTTCGAGATGAACACAGGGCTGCTGTTGAATGGCTTAATAACCACACGGATGAGCAGATCGGTTTTTTCTTGTGTGAGATTAAGGTTTTTCAGATTGGCGATTCTATGAGGGCTCCAAAGTTTGAGATCATTGAAAAACCCAATGACTGGGTAAAGAGGCGCTCTAGCGGAAATGCACGCATTAATCGAAAAGAGCTTCCGAGAATAAAAGAAATGCTTTCCTGGGGAGTTGTTCATGCTGGCGATATTATTGTAGCAAGAGATACAGACGAAGAAGCAGTGCTTCAGAGCGATGGGCAAGTAAAAACTTCCGCTGGTGAAATTAAGTCAATACAGCAATGGCTCAAGGATATTTATGGCTGGGCATCGGTAGAGACATATAAGTATTCTGAACTTAAGGGAAGTGGAAAGACTCTCTCTGAGATAAGAAGAGAATATATGGATCAGGAGTGAAAGGAGAATAACAATGAATCTTAAAGGACAAAAGGTAATACATAAAGTTTTTGGAACAGGCACTGTAGTTGAGATGACTGATGATGATCATTTTAAGGTGATGTTTCCCTCTAAAGAATCCGATTTTCAGTATCCTCAGGCTTTTGAGAAATTCCTTACTGCAGAGGATGATAAGATCCAGGCTGAGATAACTAAAGAACTTGATGAAAAGAAGGCTGCTGAAGAGGCTGAAAAGGCAGCAAAATTGGCAGCTATGCAAGCTAATCTTGTAAGCTCGACGTCTAAAACTCAAAAAGGTGGATCCTCAGATAAGCCATATGTTCCCGTTAAGCGTGAAGAAGGTCAGGTGTTTACTTTCATAGTTTTTCAGGGTGGAACCTTCAAGGAGGAATCGGAGGGACAGTATATTTGGGCACCTAAATATGATTCTAACGGGCGCTCGCTTCATTATTGGGAAAGCCTCACTGACGTAAGAGAGGGAGATATTATTATTAGTGTTGACCATAAAAAAATAAAAGCTGTTAGCAGAGCTAAGGGACCATGTGTAGAATGTGCTCGTCCCACAGAGTACTCGGATGATGTTGATGGAAATTGGTCTAAAGAAGGCAGAAAGGTTGAATGTGATTATACGATAATTAAGAAGCCTGTTAAGACAAGCGATTTCCGAGAAGAGATTTTGGACAGTAATAATAAGGAAAAATACTTGCCTTTTGATAAAGATGGAGGCGGAAATCTGGGATATTTGTATCATCTTAAGCCGGAACTTGCATCTATCTTTTTAAAGGCATCAGCTAATAATAATCCGGAATTACAGAACCTGGAATATATTAAGTGGCTTTTGTAATAGTTGCTATAGTTAACAGAAGAGAGTAGGAAAGAAGCCGTATGAAAAGTGATAAGAAGTTGATCATGTTTTTGATAAGTCTTTTCACCTTTCTTGCGGCTTCTTTTGTAATTG